AATGTCACTCAGCGTAGTGATCTTGGCGTCCATTCTATCATCAACTTTCAGAAAAGTCAACCACCCCACTGATAAAAATTCCATAACAGTCCTCCGCAAAATTATAGAAAATGCTGATAAATATGCGTGAGTTGATTGACAATATCTCCCGCGTATCTTAGACTAATTAAGTATCACCACTGGAGCAGATTCATGTCAGTTTCTTACACTCAAGCACAGAAGCAACGTTACAGAATCACCCTAGATTTAGAGGTGCTCAGTGACTTTAACCCCCACCAAATTGATTGGGAAGAGTTATTCAATCTGGAAGGGAATGAGCGTGTAGAAAGTTACATTGAAGACTTGAATAATCCAACCAGTTGGTGAAGCCTAATGCACACTTTCTGAGAATATCAAGTGTTAGTGTGCCAGTACGATTACCTGCACACGATATGGTTTTGGGGGTGGATCTGCCCTATATTAGGTACATCGGAGGGGGATCACACTTAACCCTCCGTTAACACTTCACTCCCTTAAATCATGTCTGCACAAACTTACAACGGTTGGGCAAATTATGAAACCTGGAATGCATCGTTGTGGATCAATAATGACGAGTCGATGTATCGTCAGGTGTTGGGATTAGTCAACAGTAAGGTGACACAATGGACTGATATTGCAGGCGTGTTAACAACACTTTTCGGTGATAAAACTCCCGATGGTGTTGCATGGAATGATCCTACGATTGATGCAGATGAGATGAACGAAATGCTGGCAGAATTGATCAACTGATTAACACTTACTATTCACCTCTTATCTAACATCATGTCCCAGAAATCATCCGCCACTGTCTATCGTCAACTCTTCACTGTTTCGCAGTGGGATGCTATTAGTTCCGCAATGAAAGATTACGCGGATTATGGTAACGAAGAGGCGACGATTGCAGACGAGATTGTTGCAAAAATCAGCACCATATTTCGTCTCACTGAGTGATACTTTCGTCGGGGTTATTCGTGGGGGTTCTTGTTAATCAGTCCCCCACAGTTCTTGACAGTTTCGGCAGCAATGTGGTAGGATATTCGTGTTAGGCAGTTCCCGCGATTATGGGGGCGTTTATGTGCGCCGTCGATGCGTATATAAAAATGCCTAACTACCCTAACCTACAGAGGTGACAAAACGCGAGAGTGATTTCACTTTCATAAAAAAAATTTTTGCCATGAAAAAAACGCCCTATTGGAATTTTTGGAAGGTTGTACTTGCAGGGTGGATGATAAGATATCCACACATTGTATTTCGCCCCATCATGTTTCTGGTAGGGATTTTTCTTGTCTTGATATATAATGCGATTGTAAATTAAAAAGAACTAAAAAAAATTTTCGGAGGAAAAAAATGTATGAGTAAGATTTATCACATATATGCTAAGGGTGAATGTTTGTATCATAGTTTAACTGAGCAACAATTCCAAGATACCTGGCAACAACTTCAAGGTATGGTAGGATTGATGAAGACAGACTATGCAGCGGAGGATCTCTCATATGAAACTGTACAACTATTAAATGAAGGATACGGAGAACCGAACGGATCTCCATCATATTGACAACTACATATCACTGAACTATAATTGAACTGAAGTTTATTCCAACTCATGGCAAAAGGATTTACTGTTAAGACTGTTCCACCAAAGAAAGCGAAAGCACCTGAATGGGACATTGAAGCGATTAAGGGGCGAATGAAAGGTAAGAAGATTGTCTTCTGCCTCCCTGGACGTGGATGTTCATTCACGTTTCTAAAGAACTTTGTACAACTTTGTTTTGATCTTGTACAGAATGGAATGAGTATCCAGATCAGTCAGGATTACTCTTCAATGGTTAACTTTGCACGTTGTAAGTGTTTGGGTGCAAATGTATTGCGTGGCCCTGATCAGATTCCTTGGGACGGCAAACTGGAGTATGATTATCAACTGTGGATTGACAGTGATATTGTCTTCAATACTGAAAAGTTCTGGCAGTTGTGTGACTTGGCATTAAATGCTGAGGGCGAAGAGAAAGCAATTACTGCTGGATGGTATTCCACAGAAGATGGACAGACTACATCCGTTGCACACTGGTTGGAAGAAGATGACTTCCGAAAGAACGGTGGTGTAATGAATCATGAAACTGTCGAATCGATTTCCAAGCGTAAGAAACCATTCACGGTAGACTACACAGGTTTTGGATGGGTATTGATTCAGAACGGTGTCTTTGAGAACACTGAGATGAAGTATCCATGGTTTGCTCCTAAGATGCAAGTCTTTGAGAGTGGTGCAGTTCAGGACATGTGTGGTGAGGACGTGTCATTCTGTCTGGATGCTATTGAAGCAGGTTATGAAATTTGGTGCGACCCTCGTATTCGGGTTGGCCACGAAAAAACTCGCGTTATCTGAGGTACTTAAATTATGGCAGTTCGTTCAAAGGTTGGATTGGTTAAGGACGGGTTTATGCCCGGCACCCCCAAGAAAACTCGTCAAGGAGATGGAAAGCACACCAAGTATGCGGCGACTTCTCGTAATGGTAAGCGCAAAGCATATCGTGGACAGGGTAAATAGGTGTAACGACTATGTTACGTTATGGCAGCACTAATTTGCAACCTCCCTTCGGTTGAAGTATGGGTAAGGAAAGAATACCTTACTGATCATCAATCTGGTTGGGGAGAATATGTAAAGGGCGTTTGGGTATCGGCTAAGTCGATTCCTGGACGCGCTTTTTATTTTGAGACATACTTACCAGAGTATGCAGCAATGTATGATAAGTTACCAATCAGTGCTTTTCTGGCGGAACCAAAGAAACCTGATCCTGATATGAGTTTACATAATTTACAGTTTTGGAATTGTATGGATTATGGTGTGGTTGCTGTTCAGAAGCAGTTTATTGGTAGTATGGACTATGAAGTCTATACAAGAGATCATGGTACAATGAAAGGAACATATATTTGTACCATTGATAATTATCATCAAGATCCTGATACAGTTGACTATGCAACCTCAGAGAATCCAGCAGAACACAAGAGTCATAATTTAATTGAACTTGTGAATGGACAGTATGCATTGTATCCAAATAATAGAACAAGGATCTATGATAATAGTTTGACACCAGAGAAACCAAAGACACCAGACTTTAAGGTATCAACTGAGTATTATCAAGTTGAGAATGGATATGACAGAATGGGACTTGGTGATCAAGAAAGTTACTTCTGGAAAACTGCTCAGGAACGAGATAAATAAAGCATAATTGCTTGTACATAGGGTGCCGATAGAACGTGCCAGTAAATCATTTAAGGACATTTCGATGTCTTTTAAGGTAAGTCCGCTTACCTTTGATTTGATTGCAAATAAAAATGAGACTGCGATAGCACGTTCTATTCGTAATTTAATCCTTACTGCTCCTGGTGAACGTCCATTTAATCCTGAACTAGGATCACAAGTGAGTCGTTTATTATTTGATCCTATTGATGATATTACAACTGAAGCTTTAAGAGAGCAGATCGAAAATACAATTAATAACTTTGAACCTAGAGTTAAATTGCGTCAAGTGGTAGTTCAACCAAACCATGATGCAGGTGAATATGATATCTCTATTCGTTATGACATTGTTGGGATAGAAGCAACTCCTCAACAATTATCATTCGCATTACAACAGACACGATAATGGCACTAGTCAACTTTGCCAATTTAGATTTCGATCAGATCAAACAGTCGATCACTGAGTATCTGCGATCTAATTCTAATTTCACTGATTACGATTTTGAAGGATCTAATCTTTCAACAATTGTTGATGCGTTGGCGTATAACACGTATATAACCTCATATAATGCCAATATGGTATCTAATGAGGTATTCATTGATTCCGCCACTCTCAGGGAGAATGTGGTGTCTCTGGCGAGAAATATAGGATATACTCCTAAGTCAGCAAAGTCTGCAAGAGCAAATATATCTTTCATTGTTAACACTGCAAACTATTCTGTCAAACCTCAAACTATTACTTTAAACAAAGGAGTAGTGGCGACATCAAACGGGTTTGGTAATACAAATTACACATTCTCCATTATGGAGGATATTACAGTACCGGTTGAAAATAATATCGCTACTTTTAGTAATATTGATGTATACGAAGGAACATATCTGACGACAGAATTTACATATAGCACATATGATCCTGATCAAAAGTATATTTTAGAAAATCCAAACATTGATACTTCTTCACTTAATGTGATTTGGAAACCATCTCAAAGATCTTCAGTAAAAAGAAAGTATCGCTTATCTAATTCTTTATTTGAAGTTGATGGCGATTCTCCTGTATATTGGATTCAAGAAATTGAAGATCAAAGATATGAATTAATTTTTGGCGATGGTGTATTTGGACGTGCATTACAAGAACCAAACTTTATTAGTGTTGCATATATTGCCACCAATGGTTCTGAAGCAAATGGAATTGATTCTCTTAACTTCAACGGAAAGTTAACCACATCCAGAGACAATGTAGAGATTGCACAGGGTATCTCTAGAATAACTGTTAACACACCCTCTTTTGCAGGGGCTGATGTTGAGAGTGTTGAATCTATCAAGAAGTATGCACCTCAAACATATGCATCTCAGAACAGAGCAGTAACTTCTACTGACTACGAACACATCATTCCTAAAATCTATCCAGAAGCAGAATCAATTTCTGTATTCGGTGGTGAAGAATTAAATCCACCACAGTTTGGAAGAGTATTTGCAAGCATCAAACCAATCAATGGTGCATATCTTTCTAACTTGGTAAAAGATAATATTAAGAGAGAAATCAAACAATATTCTGTTGGTGGTATTGATTTACAGATTACTGATTTGAAATACCTTTACATTGAAGCCCTTGTCAATGTTTATTATAACTCAAATGACGCAAACAATGATAGTCAGATAACTTCACTTGTTTCTCAGAATATCGGAAGATATGCCGATTCAACTGAAGTTAATAAGTTTGGAGCAAGATTTAAGTATAGTAAGTTTCTGAATATTATTGATAATAGTAATTCTGCTATTACATCCAATATTACCACAATTCAAATGAGAAGGGATCTTAGAGCATCTCTTAATACGTTTGCCGAATATGAAATTTGTTTTGGCAATAGATTCCATATTAAAAACCATGGACATGGAACGCATAGGGGGAAGATTGGATACAATATTAAATCATCTGGATTCCAGGTAAGTGGTGTCGCAGGAACTGTATATTTGATGGATGAACCTGATTTTAGTTTAGAAACGGGAACAATTAATTTAATTAGACTTAAGTCTGCTACAGAGGAAATTATTGTTAGAAGAAATGTAGGATCGATTGATTACATAAAGGGTGAAATTAAACTCAATCCTGTCAATATTATTTCTACTTCTATAAGTAAAGACTTTCCTCTGATTGAGATCTCTGCTGTACCTTACTCTAATGATATTATCGGATTACAGGATCTTTATATTCAACTAGATACTAATAACATAACAATAAATTCTATCAATGATAGGATTGCTTCTGGTTATGACATATCAGGATCTGATTATATTGTTTCTTCAAGTTTTGCAAATGGAAGTTTAGTCCGTGGAACAGTTGATGCGATAGCAATAAATCGAAATTCAAACGTTGAATCGACTACATCAACTACAACGACAACCTCTTATACACCGCCGACTAGTTCTGGTACAACCACAAGTTCAACAACTTCAACTTCCTCTCCTACTTATTCATACTAAAGACGTAAGATGATATCAACCGATTTTCAGCGAGTACAGATTCAGGACATCATTGAGTATCAATTACCTGCATTTGTAAGGGATGACTTTCCTCTTGTTGGCGAATTTTTAAAGCAGTATTATATTTCTCAGGAATATCCTACTGCACCATCTGATATCATTCAAAATATTGATGAATATGTAAAACTTGAAACTCTTCTAAGTGGTGAGGAAGAAACTCGTCTTGATATTGATATTGATTTTGATGCTACCACCATCAATGCAACATTTGATCTTTATAATGATCAGTTTGGTACTTATAAGTTTCCCGAAAGATACGGACTTATTCAGATTGATGATGAGGTAATATTATATACAACTAGAAGTAATTATCAGTTCCTTGGTTGTGTACGTGGATTTAGTGGTGTAACTGCATTTAGTGATAACGATGAAGAACTGACATTTACTAGTTCAGAAGCAACATCACACGTTCAAGGTGCTAAGATCGTTAATCTCAGTAACATCTTACTGAGAGAGTTTTTAGTTAAACTCAAGAAACAAATTACTCCTGGATTTGAAAGAAGAGAGATTAACTCTGAAGTTAATGAAAGACTTTTCTTATCAAGAGCAAAAGATTTTTACCAATCGAAAGGAACAGATGAATCTTTTAGAATTCTGTTTGCTGCTCTATATGGAGAAAAAGCAGAAGTTGTAAAACCAAAAGAATTTCTGTTTAGGCCTTCTGATGCGGAGTACAGAAAGACAAAAGATATTGTTGTTGAAGCAATTGTTGGTGATCCAACAAAATTAAAAAATCAAACTTTATATCAAGATGCATTTCCTGAGTATGGAATTAATCAGGCATATGCCACAATTATTGATGCAGAAAAAATTCAAAGAGGATCTGATACTTTCTATCAACTAAGTGTTGACTTTGATTATAGTAAAGACATCGATCTTACTGGAGGAACTGTTTTAGGAGACTTCGCTGCTCATCCTAAAACTCAAAACACAGTTTTAGTGTCATCCGGATCATCAATTATTGATGTTGACTCTACAATTGGTTTTCCAGATAGAGGGCAAATATTTGTTAAAGGGCAAAGTGGTATCCTTACATATAGATCCAAAACTACAAACCAGTTTTTTGGAGTTGGTTTAGCTAACACCACAACCTTTGGAACTAACTACGAAATCACCGCTGGAAGTGATTTAAGATTAAACGTTACTGCATATGGTTTTGAGGGAATTAACCCCGTCTCAGTCGCTTCTAGCGATGCCTCAGCGGTTGGAATCGCTTCCACTTCAAAGATCGAAATAAGAATAGGAAATGTTCTTGGTAAGAATACAGTTTATGGTGATACCTCTTACTATACTAACGAAGATATTATCAAAATAAAATCTTTAGGTATTAGCACATCATCGGCGTTAGCTAACAATTGGTTTGATAATGTTAGCCCTAAGTATGATGTAAAGCAACTTTCACTAATTGACTCTTCCAACTTTACATATTCAATTACATTATTTGCGGATAGTATTCTTAGAATAGGTGACAAAGTAACTGTTATTCAATCCAATGGAGTTGGAAAACAAGGAGTAGTTGTAGATATAACAGATGCTAAAACTTTCTCCTTCTCAAGAGCAGGTGAATTGGTTGGAAGTAACTTTAGTGTAAGAAGAGATATTCTTAAACCAGATGTAAGTAGCGTAAACTCAAATTATTCTTACATCGAAAACGCTTTTGCTAATGTTCAGAACACTTATGCAAAATACAATGGTGATATTTTAGTTACATCATCTTCAATTCCATCTTATCATGACACTCCTCTTGATTTTTATGACAGAAAAGTTTCTTTAGATGGAAGTTTTAGTGGAGAAACTTTTGATGTATCAAAGAATCATGGTTTCGTAACTGGAGATAAAATTTATTATGAATCTTATGTCTATGCTGACGATATAGGACAAACCGTAGAAAGTAAATTTCCTGAGATTGATCCAGGAGTATTTTACGTTAAGAAAGTAAATAATACTCAATTTAAAATTGCATCTAGTTTAACTAACCTTTTCAATAATAATTTTGTTTCTGTTTCTGGTATTGTAACAAGCAATTATTTCTGTGTAAATGATTTCTATAAAAAAGATTTAGAACATCAAAAACTTGTTAGAGAGTTTAAATCACCAGTCAATGATGGTGGGACTCATAGAACATCTCCAGGCAAAACTGGAATGTTAGTTAATGGTGTTGAGATTCTTAATTACAAATCTGGAGACAGCGTTTACTTTGGGACAATTAATAGTTTAACAGTGTCTGCTGGTGGTGATGGATATGACGTAATTAATCCTCCTATTTTATCAATCCAAGATTCAACAGGTATTGGTGCAACAGGACTCGTAAATGTAAAAGGTGAGTTAGATAGAATTGATGTCATTGATCCTGGATTTGATTATGTTACTAATCCAATTGTTACAATTTCTGGTGGTAATGGATCAGATGCTTCTGCTTTTGCCAATACTAAACTAGTTACCCACTCAGTATCTTTCTTCGCAACATCAGATAATCCTCAAGTTGGGTTATCTTCAAATACGATTGGATTCACTACATTCCATAAATTTAGAGAATCTGAAAAAGTAATTTACAAAACTGATGGACAAAGTGCTATTGGAGGTATCTCTGCTGATGCAATTTATTATGTTAAGACAGTTGATACTAAAACTATAAAATTATTCCTTACCGAAGGTGATTCTATTACAGGTTTAAACACAGTTAGCTTATCATCTAATGGTGTTGGAGTTCATAGATTTGAATCGTTTGATAAGAAGAGAGTCCTTTCTGATGTAATTGTTAAATCTTCCGGATCAAACTATGAAAATAAAGAAAGAACATCTGGAACAAGTGGAATCAATACATCTCTGAATCAAATTAATATCTCAAATCACGGATTTAAATCTGGTGATACAGTAACATATTCTGGAAATGCTTCAGGACTTAGTTCAGATCAAAATTACATTGTTACCGTAGTTGACTCTAATAATTTTAAATTGTCCTCAGTTGGTGTAGGAACAACTGCGAAACTCTTCTACTATAATACAAATCAATATGTTGATATCGAATCTGTAGGATCTGGATCTCATACATTTAATTATCCAACAATTACTGTTTCAATTTCTGGAGAGATTGGAATTAATACAGTAAGTGGACAAGACTTTACCGCCAAGATTCAACCTGTATTCAAGGGATCAGTAGAGTCGATTCACCTTACTGATAATGGTGTGGGATATGGTTCAAGTGAGATTATTAATTTTAACAAGCAGCCTTCATTTAAACTACTAAGTGGTAGAGATGCAGAACTTCTGCCTATCATTAATAATGGAAGAATTGAGCAAGTTCTTGTTACAAACAATGGTTTTGAATATAACTCTGCCCCACAATTGGTTGTAAACGGCGAGGGCAGTTTTGCAAAGTTAACTGCCGTTGTTAATAACGGACAGATTGAAAGAGTTATTGTCGATAATCCAGGAATTAATTACACTGACACCACGACAGTAAGTGTGTTGTCAAATGGACTGGGCGCAAACTTAATTGCTGACATAAATCAATGGACTATTAACCTCTTTGAAAAATACAAAGGTATTGTAAGTGATGATGATGGTATTCTTGATGTTGCTCTAAATGAAGATTATGGAATTCAGTACACTCACCTTTATGCACCAAGAAAATTAAGAGAAACGGTTTTTGGTAGAGTTTTATCGGGTGACATTAATTATGGATATAGTGACTTATCAAAAGGAATCAAATATGGAGTTGCTGATCTTAGAATTGATGATACCAATCAAGAAATTGAAGCAAACTTCCACTCTCCTATAATAGGATGGGCATATGACGGCAACCCAATATATGGCCCATATGGATATGACACTAATACCGGTGGAACTGTTAGAGCACTTAAGAGTGGATACAGTTTAGTAGAATCATCAAATCGTCCTTCGCTTTCAAGCTGGGAAAATGGATTCTTCTGCGAAGATTACCAATTTACTGGTGACGGAGATCTTGATGAGCATAACGGTAGATATTGTATAACTCCTGATTTCCCTAATGGAGTATATGCATATTTTGCAACTATAAGTGATGGTACAGTTGCTGGTGATGGATCATTTGAAAACTTTAAATTGCCAGTGTTCCCATATTTTATTGGCGATAAGTTTAAATCAAAACCAAATGAATTCAATTTCAAAAATGATTCATATCAAGAAAAATATGATATTGTAAGTGATATGTGGTTGAGAAATACCACACCCTATGGATTAGTACAAGACAATGTGTCATATGAATATGTTACTCAACCATATAAAATATTTGATGAAGTAATTGATATTACATCTGCTTCATTAGGAACAATTGATAACGTTGGTATTATTACTGGTGGTAGTGGATATCAAGTTGGTGATAGAGTGGTATTTGAATCCTTACCTGGAGCAACTGATGCGAAGGCAAAGGTATCTAGAGTTGTTGGTAAAGTTATCACCGATGTAAGCGTTGAAACCTTAACATCATCTGAATTAGAAATTTCTCCTGTTGATTCATCTGGAAGATATGTTGCTTTTGCACAATCTCCACATAATTTAGTAAACAGCAATTTAGTTTCCTTATCTGGATTTAATACTTCCTCAAACTTAACTAATAAGTCATATAGAATTGGCGTATCCACTGATTTCTATAATTTAACAACAGGTGTTAGCACTTCTGGTGTCACTGGTATTGTTACATACTTCTCAATTAATGGTGGAATAATTAATCATGGACTTCTTTCAGTCAGAGAAAATGACATCTTTACATTAGGTTCTGAAAAAGTTCGTGTTCTTAATGTTGATAATTTAAATTCAAGATTAAGAGTTGAAAGAGCAGTAAGTAGCACGGTGTCTGCAGCTCATACTGCTACTACTTCACTTTCTGAAAACAGTCGTAAGTTTACTTTCATTTCAGAAAGAGAGAATGAAGTTAAATTTGAACTGAACAAACAAGTATATTTTGATCCAAAAGAAACTTTAGGTGTTGGTACACTTAGTGGCGTTGGAATTGGTTCTACTGTATTTTTCTCAAATCCAGGTGCAGGAATCACTCAAAAATTTGTATCTACTCAAACTTTATTCTTACCCAATCACGAATTAAAGACTGGTGATGTTGTTGTTTATAATAATGGTGGTGGACAGTCAGTTGAAGTAGATACAAATCCATCAGTAGGAACTACTTATAGAATTGCTAATAATACTCCATTGTATGTTGCTAAAATTAGTAATGATGTAATTGGAATACAAACATTTAAAGTTGGTATTGGTTCCACAGGAACATTTGTTGGTATTGCTGATACAACGATGAGTTCTGGATTGCTGTTCCTCACAGGTATTGGAACAGGAACAAAGCATAGCGTTAAAACAGTAAGAACAAATGTTGTAACTGCTGAATCTTCACGTAATACCGTCACTGTTGCTACCGCTTCAACTCATGGACTAACAATTGGTGATAAAGTTAATATGTCAGTTACACCTGGCATTACCACGACTGTTACTGTCAAGTACAATGATCACAATAGAAGAATTGTATTCAATCCTCTCGGATTTACAACTGCTGGTGTAAGCACTTCTCAAAATACGATTGAGATTTCAGATCATGGATTTAATACCGGCGATAAAGTAATTCTTGATTCTAGCCCTGCACCATCAGGACTGGAGGATCAGAAAATATACTATGTTTTCAAACTTTCCAAGGATAAAGTAAGACTTTGTGATTCAAAGTATCAAGTTGAAAGATTTAATCCCAATTTTGTCTCAATTGAGATTGCAAGAGAGGGAACATTATTACCCATCAATCCACCTGTAAATGTTTACAATGGTAATACTATAATATTTGATCTAAGTGATTCATCTCTTTCATCTTTGAATGTATCCACACTGTATTCTGCTTTTGATATGAATCTCTATAGAGATTCTAACTTTACAGATGTGTTTGATGGATCTTTAAAAGACGATGATTTTGAAGTCACAAAATCCGGAAAAGTTGGAATTGATGCAAATGCAAAACTGACTCTAGTTGTAAATGATAATATTCCTCATAATATTTTCTACAAGTTCTCTTTAATAAATTCTGATTTTATTGAAGATGTCAAAAAAGAAATTGTAATTGATTACGAGGTAGACGGAGCTAACAAAATTGATGTTGTTAACAGCACATATTCTGGTGAGTTCTCAGTAATTGGAGTTGGAACAACCGCAACCTTTAGTTATGATGTAGAAGAAAAACCAGAAAGAGGATCTTATACAAGATCAACTGGAGGATTATTGTATAACACTGACTCTACAAATGCATATGGTGGAATCGCTGATATCAATATCACTTATAAGGGTTCAAATTATAAGGAAGTAGTTGGAGTATCAACAATTGTTGGAATTGTAACAGGAACCGGGGCAGTTCTTGAACCATCCAGTAATACAATTGGTAGAGTTCTTTCTACTAAGATTGAAAATATCGGATTTGATTACCCAACTGATTTTACTATACGTCCTACCACTAATTTACCTGAAGTTCTTCTTCTTGAATCACTGACATCATTTGAAGAAATTGGTATTACATCTGCAGGCAAAAATTATTCAATTGCCCCTAATTTAATTGTTCTTGATGGATTGACTGGCAAGCATATTAATGACGTAGATCTTTTCTATCGTCTTGGAGATCCAAAAGTAACTATTAGAAAAAATACTCGTGGACTTACCAACGTTACTCCAACAATTATTCCAATCAGCAATACAAATGGTGTTGGAATCAATGATATTTCTTTCGATATTGCAACTAAAAAGGTAACAGTTGGTTTTGATACTGGATTTAGTGATCAGTCACCTTTTGCAGTTGGTGATAAAGTTCTAATTGAAAATGTTAGTGTGGGTGTTGGATCAACTGGTTCAGGTTATAATTCAGTTGATTATAATTATCAGTTATTTACATTGACTGATGTAAATATTCCTCTAGGCGGAAATGTTGGCGTAGTTACTTTTAGTCTTTCCGGAATTATTGATGATAATCTTTATGCAGGTAATTATGATTCTGTTAATTCTGCAGGAAGAATCATAAATCAAAGTTCTTTCCCTCAATTTGATATTTCTCTTAAGAAAAATGATTTCTTAATTGGAGAAAAAATTGTATCTGATAGAGGTGACGGTACTGTTGATAGTTGGAATAATAGAATTGAACTTCTAAAAGTTTCTACATCAAGAGATTTTAGAGTTGGTGATTTAATCAAAGGACAGACATCAGGAACTCAAGGTACTGTTAAGTCGAAAATTGATTACAATTCTGATATTGAAACTGAATCTTCTTCGATTGTAGAAAAAGGTTGGAATACGACTACTGGATTCTTAAATGATAATCAGCAAAGAATTCCTGATAACTTCTATTATCAGAATTTCTCTTATGCTATCAAATCAAAGATTCCTTTACAGAAATGGGACGATACTGTAAGTTCTCTCAATCATACATCTGGATTCCTCAAGTTTAGTGACTTAATTATCGAATCTTCTGATGAAAGGATTGGTGGTGGTGCATTTACTGATAATTTATCAACTATCTCCTTAACAGTAGACATTAGCCCTACAACAACTTACGGAAGTGGAAACTTTGGGGGAGGAATTAGTTTAAATTGCTACCCTGCGTTTGATCTTGTAACAGAAAATTCTAAAACTGCCTCCGGCACAGTTTACTCTGATAGAATTTTCTTAGAAAATAGAGTTCTTACTGATTATTTTGAATCAGTGGGTAATAGAGTTCTTACCATTGATGACATTAGTGGACAATTTAATAGCGAAGAACGTCCTACTAGATTCAGCATTGTTAAGAAGTTCCCTGTTGAGCAAAGATCTAAGAAAATCTTAACGTTCGTTCGCGATAAACTTTACACTGGAGAGAGACAAGCATCTATTGTTACTCTTGTTCAAGATGGACAAAATGCTGAAGTTTTAAATTATGGTAGAGTTGATAGTGTATTAGATCTCGGAAGTTTCGACTTTAACATTTCGGGAAGTGAGGGACAACTTCTTTTCTATCCTACTAAGTTTAGAAATAATAATTATAACATTTCTTATTGTAGTTTTGATCTTGATAATAGTATAACTGGCATTGGAACGTTTGCTTTAGGTGAAATATGTGATATTGAATCTACTCAAATTGACAATATTCCAGCAGGTAGTTCAACAACAATTGTAGGTATTGCATCTACATACAGATCTACCAAAGTTTTGGTTGAAATAAACACCGACAATGGTGTTTTTGGATTTAACGAATTAAATGTAATTCATGATGGTACAACTGCAGAACTTTTAGAATATGGCGATCTTTCAACCGATCTTGGAAATACGGTATTAGGCATCGGAACTTACTCTGTTGATATGTCTGCCGGAGATATAAATGTAAACTTTACTCCAAACGCTGGATATGCAGTCACAGTAAACACTGTTAGAGTTTCAATGTCTAGCACCGAATCTGTTGGTGTTGGAACGACTATAATTGGTGCAGGTGGTGAGAATGTTGCTGAATTACAATCTTTCTATACATCAATTGGATCCTCTGCTTCTCCTGGTATTCATACAATCGCAGAATATACTTGTGGTGGCCTTGATGATTATTCTGCAGCGTACTACCTTGTAAGTGTTGAAGATACGACAAATAATGAATATCAACTCACTGAATTGATTGTATTAAATGATAATGGTGGATCATATATTACAGAATATGGAACACTTACCACAGGAAGTGGAATTGGAACGTTTGATGCATTCATGGATCCATCAATCACTTATTTACGATACACTCCTCCAGCAAACGTTGATGTTGAAACAAGAGTTTTCCAACAGGCGATTCAATTAGTTCAAGTTGATGATACTCTTGATCACGAAATTGATTTAAACAATGCATCTGTAACGGCTGGATATGGATTCTATCAAGGAACATCTAATGATGTTAAGAGAGAGTTTGCACTTACTCATAATGGATTGCCAATCTTCAGCAGAAACTTTGATGGAAGTAACAGTGCGATTGTTGATGTTGACACAAATAAAATTACGATCCCTGATCATTTCTTTGTTACAGGAGAACCAGTAAGTTATTCAGTTGGTGTTAACACCACTGTTCGTATTGGTATCGAAACTACATCATTCGCTGGTATTGGTAGTACTACTTTATTACCAACCAATGCACTTGTTTATGTAATTAAAGATAATGATTCAACTATTAGACTTGCCTCTTCTGCAACTAATGCAAACCTTTCAACACCTGTTGCAATTGGAATTACTAGTGTTGGTATTGGAACTTTCCATACATTTACATCGGATAAACAAAATACGAAATGCTTAGTTGCTCTTGACAACTACATTCAAAATCCAATTGTATCTACTGCAACGACAACCTCTATTGATAAAGAAATAGTTCTCGGTGATACCATCATTGAAACAGTAGGTGTTACTTCATTCTATGCTGCAGATCTTATTCAAGTAGGATCTGAAATCATGAAGATTAATACTGTAGGTTTTGGAACAACTAACGGTATTTTGGTTGATCGTGGATGGATGGGAACAGGAATTCAAACTCATCAGGTTGGAGTTGCTGTAACTAAAGTTGATGGTGCGTATAACATTGTTAACAACACCATTAACTTCTATACTGCACCTAGAGGCCCGATTCCTATCGGATCAATCACAAATCCTCCTGATGAAAGAGATTGGACAGGTATCACTACATTCTCCACATTCCAGGGAAGAACTTTCTTAAGATCTGAACCCAAGAATAGTACAAATGATGCATACTATTCTAACTATGTTTTTGACAGCATTGCTGATCAATTCGATGCAACCACCAAGACGTTCTCACTTAAATCTGAAAATCAAGATGTAGTTGGTTTCTCCACTAACAATGCAGTTGTGCTTGTAAATGGAATATTCCAAGGCCCTACTGGACAACTTGCGGTTGCACAAGATTATTCTTTGAGTGAGGGTTCTGGAATTAGTAGTATCACCTTTACCGGAACTGCAACATCAGTTGCTTATGATCCTAACAATGCAAATATTCCTGTCGGTGGAATAATTGTTTCAGTCGGTTCAACTGGTGGACTTGGATATCAACCTCTTGTTTCTGCTGGAGGAACAGCGATTGTTTCCGCTGCAGGAACTATCACTTCTATCAGCATTGGAAATACTGGTTCTGGATATCGTTCTGGTATTCAAACCGTCAATGTCGGTGTCTATACATCATCCACAGGAAGAACTGGTATTGAGTTTATTGGTACTGCTGCTGTTAGTAATGGACATATTGTGAGTGTTGCAATCACTAATCCTGGATCAGGATATTTGATTGGATCCGAACCTGTTGTTGTATTTGATGCACCTCTATCATACTCAAACATTCCTCTGGTATATTCAGATTCTTCTGTATCTGGATTTGGAACTGAGGCAACTGTTGACATTGTAGTTGGACAGGGATCAAGCGTTATCGATTTTGAAATCAGAAATACTGGATATCGTTATGGACAAAATCAAACACTTACAATCGCCTCTGGCGGTGCAACTGGAATTCCTACTGATACAAACTTTGATTTTGAAGAATTCCAAATCACTATCGACAGAGTTGAAGCAGATAAATTCTCTGCTTGGCATTTTGGAGAACTTGAGCGTCTTGACAATATTGATTCTGAGTTTGATGGAGTCAAGAGACAATTTACTATTAAGAGAGACGGATCTCCTGTAACAATTAGATCTGCTACAGGATCAAACATCGATGTTCAATCAACACTTCTTATCTTTGTCAACGATATTCTTCAGGTTCCTGGTGGTTCATATACCTTTGATGGTGGTAGTGTAATTAACTTCTCAGAAGCACCAAAAGGCCCGTCTGCAGATGGTGCTTTCTCTGGAGACACATGTAAGGTTCTTTTCTATAAGGGATCTGGTGATATTGATGTCACATTCCGCGATGTGCTTCAAACTGTCAAGGATGGTGATTTATTTACAATAAGAGGTGATGAAACCCTTGTACCCAATTCAGTTGATCAGGGTTCAAGATTAATTACTGAAATTATTTCCTCTGATACAGTAAAAACAAACGCATATTATGGAAGAGGAATAGATTCAAATCCAGATCATGCACGAACTGTCACATGGTGTAAACAAACTGTTGATAAAGTAATTAATGGCAAAATTGTTAGTAAGTCTAGAGAACTAAATGAAGCACTGATTAATCCAAGAACAAACATCATTCAATCTGTGGGTATTGAATCAACAATGCTATTTGTTGAGAGTGTAATTCCATTCTTTAATCCTGATGATGAAAATCAGACTACCAAGAATGTTCAAACCATCAGTCTTGTTTCGCAAAACAATATTGTAGCGGCAGCTGCTACGGCAGTTGTGTCTGTTGCTAATACAGTAGAATCAATCACAATTGGATTTGGTGGCACAGGTTATACATCTGCACCCTCAGTCACGATTGAGACTCCAGTGGGACTTGGAACGACTGCTAGAGCAACTGCAACCGCAACACTGACTGGTGATACAGTTTCTTCTATAACCGTCTCGACTCCAGGTGTTGGTTACACCAGAACATCTGTTCCTCAAGTTCTGATCGAAGCGCCTAAGTTAATTAAAGAAACAAATGAAACAACACTTTATCAAGGTGACTTTGGTGATATTGTTGGATTGACTTCTACATCTGTTGGTGTCGCTTCTACAGGATTTGTAATGGACTTCTTTGTTCCTATTGATTCTTTCTTACGTGACACTAAAGTCGTTGGTGCTGCAGTTACTTTGAGTGACATTGCAGTTGGTGATTACTTTACAGTGAAGAACAGCAATGTTGGAAGTGGTGTTACATCACTTTATCAAACTGGTGGAACATTAGGAGTAACCACACAATTCCTTGATGCTGTATATGAGGTAGCAGCAGTATCTGTAGCACAAACTGCAGTTGCTGGTGTTGGTATTACATATGTTAAGAGAGTGACTGTGAGTGTTGAAGATCTTGGTAATATCACTGGAATCGGACTTACAGAATTCTATGGTGAGTTCTCTTGGGGTAAAATTACATTAGGAAGTAGAACAAATGCAGCAGCGTTTGACGCATACCTCCTAAATGGCACATCCGGTATATCTACTGGTGCTGTCATCAATAGAGTCGAACCTCTGAAATTTGTAGGATACTCTACAACATAACTGATAAATAAGTAAAAAACCACGCAAAAATGGCTGCGATTATAACTGATCAACTTCGTATATTAAACGCAAAAGATTTTGTTGCTAGTGTTGCTTCCACTAGCAACTCTTTCTATTCGTTTGTTGGATTGCCCAATCCAACTGATGTTGATGCAAGTTGGGATAGTAGTCCTCCAGATCCAAGAGATAATTTTAATGAGGAGAACAATTATTGGGATACAATGATTGCTCTTAAAAAAATTGATGCTGATGATGTTCAGCAAGTAATTAGAAAAATTACTTGGCAGTCTGGCACAACTTACGATATGTATCGCAATGATATTAAGGCAGAAAATCCCTCTAAACCTTCTAATGTCGTAAGTTTATATGAGGCAAATTATTATGTAATGAACTCTGATTTTAGAGTTTATGTTTGTCTTCAAAATGGATCTAATCCAGAAAATCCGAGTGGAAGAGCATCACTCGATGAACCCACTTTTACTGACTTAGAACCAAGAGAAGCAGGTACAAGTGGTGATGGATATATCTGGAAATATCTTTTTACTATTAAACCCAGAGATATAGTCAAATTTGACGCAACTAATTTCATGCCAGTCCCTAAAGATTGGACTACTACATCTAATGCCAATATTTCAGCAGTAAGAAATAATGCTGATACCAGTGGACAATTAAAAATTATCACAATAACAAACAGAGGAGTTGGATTAGGAACCGCAAATAGAACTTATACACAAGTTCCTATTAAAGGCGATGGAAACGGTGCTGAGTGTACTATTGCAATTAATAACAATTCAAAAGTAGAATCTGTTACTGTCTCAAAAGGTGGTTCGGGTTACACTTTTGGAACTGTAGATTTGGTGGCAGGTAATGTTCCTACAGGAACAACAGCACCTATCTTCGATGTAATTATACCACCTCAAGGTGGACATGGTTCTGATATCTATAGGGAACTTGGTGCAAGAAATGCTCTTGTATATTCAAGAATTGAAAATGATACAGAAAATCCTGATTTTGTAACAGGAAACGAGATTGCTAGAGTTGGATTAGTTCAAAATCCAAAAGCATATAATACCTCTACAAATCTAGAACTTGATAAAGCATCTGCAACATATGCTCTTAAATTAACTGGTGCAGGATATAGTTCTGCCACATTTACAGCAGACGCTTTTATCACCCAAACAGTAGGTTTAGGTTCTACTGCGGTTGGACGAGTTGTATCTTATGATCAAGTAACTGGTGTTCTTAAGTATTGGCAGGACAGATCAACTGCAGGATTCAATACTGACGGAACAAAGAACACAAGTCCAGAATATGGATTCAAAATGAACAGATTTACGCCAGACATTGCATCTGGTGGTTCTTTTGATATTATCGGTGGATCTTCTACACTCGCAATTCAAACCTCATTTACGGGTGTCTCAACCGAAATAAATAGTCGTACTTATTACCTGGGGCAATCTTTTAATGAAGGTGTCGCCCAGCCTGAAGTTGAAAAATATACGGGTAATATCATTTACGTAGATAATAGGCCCTCTATTACAAGATCGTCCAGTCAAAAAGAAGATATCAAAATTATCTTGCAGTTCTAAGGAATTATGTCACAGGAAACCAATCTTAACGTCGCCCCTTATTTTGACGACTTTGATCCTCAAAAGGATTATTACAAGGTTTTATTCAAACCAGGTTATCCAGTACAGGCAAGAGAATTAACTTCTCTCCAGTCCATCCTGCAAAATCAGGTTGAGAAGTTTGGACAGCACTTTTTCAGGGAAGGTGCTAAGGTAATTCCTGGAAATACGACATATTCTACAAATTATAAGTGTGTTCTTTTGGAAAACACTTATCTGGGAGTGCCTCTTTCTGATTATATCGATCAGTTAGTTGGTGCTCAAATCACTGGACAAGATTCTGGTGTCACTGCAATTGTTGACAGATATATTTTAGAATCAGAGTCTACTAGAAATCAGGTAACTTTATATTTAAATTATTCTGGATCAGGTTCAAATAATCAAGAAACTGTTTTTAGAAATGGTGAGCCTCTAACATCTAATGTTACTATTTCTACTGCTAATACTTTAATTGCAGAAGGTGTTCCATTTGCATCTACTATTCAAACAGATGCAACAGCAGTTGGATCTGCGTACTTCATTAGTAATGGTATATATTTTGGAAAAGGAACATTTCTTAACGTAAATGATCAGACATTAATTTTAGATCAATATTCAAATACTCCAAATTATAGAATTGGATTATTAATTGAAGAAAGAATTATTAATCCTGATCTTGATCCATCATTAACAGATAATTCTGCTGGATTTAATAATTTTGGATCTCCCGGAGCAGATAGACTTCAAATTACTACATCACTATTCAAAAAAGATTTAACAGATCTTGATGATAGTAATTTTGTGGAGCTTGGAGTTGTAAATAATGGAATTCTTAGACAAAGAACCACAAGTAATACATCTCAATTCACTGACGTATTAGCAAAGAGAACATATGCTGAGTCAGGAGATTACTATGTCAAGTCTTTTGGACTTAATGTAAAAGAATCACTCAATAATTTTAAAGGAAATAGAGGCATCTTTAGTGAAGATCAGGTTACTTACGGAGGATCAACCCCTTCTGAAGATCTAGCATTATATCAAATTACACCTGGAAGAGCGTTTGTAAAAGGATATGAGGTTGAAACAACAGCACCAACATATCTCGACGTTTTAAAGCCAAGAACTACAAAAACCTTAAAGGGACAACAAATTAATTATGAGACAGGTGAGACTCTTAAATTAAATAGAGTTCATGGATCTCCAACAATTGGTATTGGAAACACATACGTTCTGAGTCTTAGAGATTCGAGAGTTGGAGATAGCGCAACAGGAATCGCCGGAAAAGAAATTGGTTTAGCAAGAGTATATGATTTCAGTCTTGATTCTGGAACATATAATGCATCAAATTCAAACATTAATGAGTGGGGATTATCTCTTTATGATGTTCAAACAACCACTGAAATTACAGTAAACGAAAATATAACATTATCAGTACCTACTTTCATCAAAGGAAAGAATAGTGGTGCAACCGGTTTCTTAAAAGAGGCAGCAACTGATACTAAATCTTTAGTTCTTTATGAAACCTCTGGCAAGTTTATTTTAAACGAGAACTTTATTATAGACGGAGTTGAAAACTCAAGAGTAGCAACTGCTGTCACATCTTATGGTATTAGTGATGTATTATCAGTATTTGGTAGCGCAAACGGTGCTGAAGTTGGAGCCGCAAGAACTTTCTCTGCTGATGTGGTTCTTACTCCCAATTTTAACGTTGGGGTTGCTACTATTACTGCTGCTGCTAATGATTTTACATCGGTAATTAGATCAACTAATCCTCGTTTCCCAGGACAAATTAAAGCAGGAAATATTATCTCCTTTAGTGGAGATTTATCTCAAGATCCAGTTTTTGCTTCAGTTGTTAGCGTAGCAACTTCTTCTGTAACTGTTACTGGTGTATCAACAGTTGATGGTGTTGCAAGTGGTGCTATTCCTACTTCTGCATCATCTTTAAATGATGTAAAAGTAATTGCTGGAGATTTGGGAGTTTCTAATGATAGAACTCTTTATACCGAATTATCAAAGAGTAATATTTCAGATGTACAACTTAATGATGCATCTTTGGTAATTAGAAAAACTCAGCAAGTTAACATTGTTGATAATAAGTTATCATCAGCTATCTTAACAGAATCAAACGAAAGTTTCTTACCATTCACTCCTGAAAGATATCTTCTTATTAGAAGTGATGGTACAACTGAAGAATTAACATCTGATAAGGTACAGATTAATGCTGGATCTAATCAGTTGGAGATTTTCAATCTTGGATCAGATGATGAAGCGACTTTAGTTACAACAATTACTAAAGTAAAACCAAAGGCAAAGAATAAAATTAAGAATAGAGTTAATTCTATTGTAATTGATAAGTCTGTCAACAGCGCATCTGGAATTGGTTCAACTACATTGAATGATGGACTGACATATGGAAATTATCCATATGGAACAAGAGTACAGGACGAAAATATTTCTCTCAATCATGCTGACTTGATTGAAGTTCATGGTGTTTTTGAATTAGCAACTGATCCTTCAGTCAACAACACAAATCCATCTGCACCATCTGTTGTTCTCTCAAACTTAACAGGCCCAACAGGTAAAACTTCAGATTTGGTTATTGGAGAGGAAATTGTTGGAGAAACTTCAAATGCTCGCGCAATAGTCGCTGTTAAAGAAACTGATTCAAAAATTGTTTATCTTTCTAAAAATCAGATTAATTTCAAAGAAGGTGAAGTTGTTGATTTTGAAGAGTCGGGAGTTAGAGCAGTTGTCATCACTTTAGACACCCCAAGTAAGGATATCTCATTTAAATACAGTTTCACTAATGGACAAAATGGTGAATTTTACAACTATGGTGTCCTGAATAGAAAGAACGATGAAGAAGCACCTCAGAGAAAATTAATTGCATATTTCTCTAATGGTTATTATGAATCAACTGACGATGGTGATATTACTACTGTAAATTCTTATTCTGGATTTGATTATGCTACAGAAATTCAGGATGTAAACGGAGTAAGAAATTCTGATATCATTGATATTCGTCCTAAGGTTTCTGATATTGAAACAGTTTCAGAGGGTGATAGATCTCCTCTTGAGTTTAATGGTAGATCATTTAATGTTTCTGGCAATTCTGCTACAAATATCCTTGCATCAAATGAGGGTATTTTAACTGACTTCTCTTTCTATCTTGGTAGAATTGATAGAGTATATCTCACAAAGGATGGAGTATTCCAAGTTAAGTATGGAACTCCAGCAGAAAATCCAGAAAAGCCAACATCTGTTGATGATGCACTTGAGATTGCTACGATAACTTTACCACCATTCTTATATAATATTACTGATGCTAGTAAGAGATTCTTAGAGCATAAGCGTTATAGAATGGTTGATATCAAGCAACTTGAAAATAGAATTAAGAATCTTGAATTCTTCACTTCTTTATCTCTGCTTGAGACTAACACCGCTAATCTTTTTGTTCCTGATGCAAACGGACTTAACAGATTTAAGTCTGGATTCTTTGTTGATAATTTCACTTCTTTCCTTGCTCAAGAAGAGTCAGTTGATTTAAAAAATAGTGTTGACTTTAATCAAAAAGAAGCACGTCCTAAGCACTATACAACACAAACTGATTTAACTCAAAGTCTTACCGGATCGGGTGATCTAAGATTTACTAATCCGGATGGGACAAATATTAGAAAGACAAATGATATTGTCACTCTTGACTATACTGACGAAGTTTGGTTAAGTCAGCAGTTCTGCACTAGATCTGAAAGTGTAACTCCCTTTATTGTTGGATTCTGGGTAGGTGCTCTAGAACTTCTTCCTGCATCAGATTCTTGGACTGATCAAGTAAGACTTGAAGCTAATATTGTTCAGGCAGAGGGTAATTTCTCTGAAACTCTTGAAAGAGCGTCTAGAACTCTTAATGTTGATCCTCAAACTGGATTTGCACCTGCTATCTGGAATTCTTGGGTTAATAATTGGACTGGACAAGAGGAAGGAGTCAGAACCGAGGATAGAACATTAAATGAAAGAAATGTTTTTGAACGCGGTAACACCAGATTTGATGTAAGAACATCCACTACATTTAGAGATACTATTAGACAAGTATTTGATACTGGTGTAGCAACTAGAACTGGTACAAGAACTGTTGTCACAGAACAATTTGATAACGAATCCCTTGGAGATAGAGTTGTAAGTAGAGATTTAATTTCTTTTGCAAGATCTAGAAATATTGAGTTTAATGTTAGTTCTCTGAAACCAAATACTCAAGTCTTTGGATTCTTTGATGGAGTGGCGATCACAGATTATTGTATTCCCAAACTTCTTGAAATCAATATGATTTCAGGAACCTTCCAAGTTGGCGAAACAATTACAGGAACCATGCGTCCTGTGGGGAACGCCCCTGCAACTGACAGTGATCCGCAAATCACTTTTAGAGTAGCACAAGCAAATCATAAATCTGGTGCTTTTGATAGTGCAACTGAGGTTTTCACTATTAACCCTTATAATAATACTCAAGTTCTTCCCAGCGCATATTCATCTACATCTACGATTTTAAACATCGATACTTTCTCATTATGCGATCAACCACAAGGTGACTTTATCGGTTATGTCGCACCAGAAATGGTTCTGGTTGGAGGAACTAGTGGTGCTCAAGCCACTATTAGTCAAGTTAGACTCGTATCTGACTTTACTTCTTCATTGATTGGAAGTCTCTTTATTCCTGATCCTAATATTGGCAACAACCCAAGATTTGAAGTTGGAACTAAAGTTCTTACGTTTATTGATGACGCTAATAATAATATTAGAAGTGCCACCACTCGTGCTACTTCAACATTCTTGATTAGTGGTGTCATAGAAACAGTACAAGAAAATATTGTTTCTATTAGAAACGCCAACGTACAGTCACAAGAAATTTCTGATGAGAGAGATATCAGAAGACAAAATGAAACTGTAGGAACTCAAGTTCTTAGCACCGAAGTAATTGCTGAGCAAACTAGAACCTTCACTGAAAATATAAATCGTGGAGGTGGAGATCCTCTTGCACAAACTTTTGTGGTTGAAGACACAACAGGAATCTTTATCACCAAATGTGATGTGTTCTTTGAGCAAGTTGATAATCTTGGAATCCCTGTAATTTGGGAACTTAGAACAGTTGAAAATGGAGTGCCGACTACAAAAATTCTTCCATTGTCTCAAGTAATACTACCAGCTGATCAAATTAATGTCAGCGATGATGGTTCAGTTGCTACAACCTTTACTCTTAAGGCACCTGTATATCTCGAACCTGGTGTTGAATATGCTATGGTTATGCGCTCTGCATCTGCAAGATATAGAGTCTTTATCTCAAGAGTTGGTGAAAATGATCTTATCACCCAAACATTCGTTTCTAACCAACCCTATCTTGGATCTCTTTATAAGTCTCAAAACGGATCTGTTTGGGAACCAAGTCAGTGGGAAGATCTTAAGTTTACGCTTTACAGAGCTAATTTCGTTGAAAATGGTTCTATTGAAGTCTATAGTCCTCAGTTAAGCAGTGGTAATAATCAAATTGCCAAACTTGTTCCAAATTCAATCAACCTTGTTTCTAGATCTGTTCGTATCGGCATAGGATCCACTCTTCAAGATACTGATCTTACTCTCGGCAACACGATTGTTCAACACGGAAGTAATGCATCTGGTAACTTTGTTGGAAAAGCGGGCATCGCTACTGGAACTTTAAACATTATTAATTCTGGAATTGGATTCACTCCATCCTCTGGATATCTTGAGTATACCGGTGTTGAATTAATTAACATCACCAGTAACGGTAGAAATGCAAAAGCAGACATTACCATTGATAATGGTGTTGCAGTTGGCGCAACTATTTCTGAATACGTCGCTGCAAGTGGCGGACAAGGATATGTAATTGGTGATGTCTTAGGAGTTTCTACGATTGGAAATAACAATCTTGGTAGAAATCTTAGATTGTCTCTCGTATCTATTGCTAATACAAATGAACTCCTCTTAGATAATGTTCAGGGAGACTTTATTACAGGTGCAGGAAATACCGTACAATTTATCAATAACTCTGGACTTAGAACCGATTTAAATGCTGCTCAAGGTGGAAATGCACTGATTGATGGTATTAACGACATTGTAAGTGATGGTATTCATTTCAGCGTCAATCATAGAAACCATGGCATGTACTTTGCGGACAACAGAGTTGCAATCTCTGATGTTGAATCAGATATTCTCCCCATTAAACTCACTGCTGCAATTGATTCTTCTTCAACATCACCTATCACGGTTGATTCTACGACAGGATTTGATACCTTTGAAAATGTAGGTGTTGGAACAACTAACTTAGGTTATCTCAAGATTGGTAATGAAATTGTATCTTATGAAGCAGCATCTGGAAATAGCATTACCATTGTCGAAAGAGGAATTGATAGCACGTCTGCTGAAAATTACTCTGCAGGAACACAGGTATTTAAATATGAACTTGGTAATGTTTCTCTGAGAAGAATCAATAAAACACATAATCTGAATGATGTGACTGCCGCAAGTCCTCGTACTTTTGACTCATATAAAGTCAAACTCAACATGGGAGAAAGTGGAGTTGGACGTTCAACTGGCGAAAGTTTCCCCATTCTTTATATGGGCGAAACAAAATCAACTGGTGGATCTAAGATTAAGGCTACTCAAAACATTCCTTTTGAGATCTTAACTCCACAGATTCAGCATATGACTGTTCAGGGAACAAACATTGATGCTCAAGTTAGAACGATCTCTGGATCTTCAATTAGTGGTAATGAAATTCCTTACATTGATCAAGGATTTGAAGAAATTTCAGTATCAAGTCCAAATTATTTCAGCACACCAAGAATTATTGCTTCTAAGGTAAACGAAGACGCAAAACTGTCCACTTTACCTGGCAATAAATCAATGACTCTGAGACTCAACTTCGGAACAACTGATTCAAGAGTTTCTCCTGTCATTGATACCCAGAGAATGAGTGTTGTTACAACTTCTAATAGAGTTGATAATGTCATCACTAACTATATTACTGATAGTAGAGTGAACGGTATTGAAACTGATCCAACTGGTTTCCAATATCTTTCTAAGGAAATTTCTCTTGAAAATCCTGCTACTTCATTGAAAATTATTGTTGAAGTGTTTAAAGATAGAGATGCTGATATCAGAGGATTCTTTGCAATCGCTGATCATCAAAACTTTAATCCAATTTATGAAGCATTCCCTGGATTTAATAACATTAACGAAAGAGGACAAATTATCGATGTTGCAAATAATGACGGTTCTAGTGACACTTTTGTCGCCCCTGCTGAAGACTTTAGAGAGCACACATTCACAATTGATGAACTCCCTTCCTTCAACTCATATAGAATCAAACTCCTCCTCACTTCAACTAACCAGGCCAATCCACCTAGAATCAGAAATCTGAGAGTGATCGCACTTGCATAATGAAACACTTAAAAGTTGAAGGACACAATAACCTTCTCAGAGATAGTGAAACCGGAGCTATCATCAATAACGATAAATCTGGTTTCTCTTCATATATGATGAGTAAGAATGTTAAAAATGAAGAGAGTATTAGAATACAGAATGTTGAGCGAGATCTTGCTAACATTCATAATGAAATCAGTGAACTAAAATCACTTCTCAAGGAGGCACTCTATGGATCCCGAATCGATCAAACTTAGCAATTTATCTAAAAGTTTTGAATATACCAAATTAGCATCTGAGATAGATAGTTGTGATGATAGAGATACTTTGAGAAACATCGCAAAGTCATTTGTAAAACTTTATTATAAACAACAAGAGACTTTATCAGTAATAAACATAAATGGCTAATCAGAACGTAACCTTTGATGTAGCATCTGGTGCTCCATATGCCGTAAATTTAAACATTTACGGCGGGGCAAACTTTAGTGATAAGTTTACAATTACTAATCCAAACGGAACTGCATTTAGATTTGATACTGGTGCTGGATCAACTCCTAGCAGTCCTGTTGAGTGGAGTGGTTCTGCCGCCATGTCCAAAAGTGTTGCTGTTGGAGCTACTTTAGGAGTTACGACTGCATTTACTGTAGGATTTACCAGCGCGAGAGATGGTGTTATGACATTATCTCTTAATCCAGCGGCTACTAGAAATCTTAAACCTGGTAGATATGTTTATGATGTCCTGGTGAGTTCTGGTAATACCACTTACAATATTATTAATGGTGATGTTTTAGTTAAAGCAGGTATTGCTACAAACCCATAAATAGGTAAAAAGTAGATAAATGCAACCATCAACTAGAGCGGAGTTAGTAGACTACTGCAAAAGAAAGTTAGGTGCTCCTGTCCTTGAGATCAACGTTGCTGATGAGCAAATAGAGGACTTAGTTGATGATGCAATTCAATATTTTCATGAAAGACACTTTGATGGTGTTGGACAAGTATTTTTAAAATATCAAATAACTCAAGACGATATTAACAGAGGTAGAAGTCCTTCCTCTAGCGTAACTCAAGCTGGTATTGTTACCACAACAGCAACAGCAACTATTGATGGTGCTGATACTACATTTTCATACGAAGAAAACAGCAACTATTTACAAATCCCTCCCTCTGTTATTGGGGTAAATAAAATATTTCAATTTGCTGGTGGTAATTCAATCACTAACAATATGTTTAGTGTGAAATATCAATTATTCCTCAATGATGTTTACTTCTTCGGAAACACGGAGTTATTGTCATACGCTATGACAAAGACTTATCTTGAAGATCTTGATTTCTTATTAAACACTCATAAGCAAATCAGATTTAATCAAAGGATGGATAGATTATATCTTGATATTGATTGGAGTAGTGTTACTGTTGGTGAGTATATAATTATTGATTGCTTCAGAACAGTTGATCCGAATGATTTTTCAAGAGTTTATAACGATTCTTTCTTAAAACCATATCTCACTGCATTAATCAAGCGTCAATGGGGACAAAACTTGATGAAGTTCCAAGGAGTCAAACTCCCTGGTGGAGTTGAACTCAATGGTAGACAAATTTATGAAGATGGACAAAATGATCTAGATAAAATCATGGAAAAAATGTCCAATACTTATGAACTTCCTCCCCTTGACTTTATCGGATAATGGCGTTAAATCCTTTTTTCTTACAAGGCTCTCAAGGAGAGCAAAGTCTTGTTCAAGACTTGATCAACGAACAGTTGAGGATGTATGGTGTTGAAGTATATTACTTACCAAGACAATACGTCACTAAAAACAAGGTAATACGAGAAGTAATTACTTCAGAATTTAATCAATCATATCCCATTGAGGCATATGTTGACAATTTTGATGGATATGGCGATAATACAGTTCTTTTATCAAAATTTGGTGTTCAAGCAACGAGTGAACTTAAGTTAATCATTTCACAAGAGAGATTTTCTAGTTATATTACTCCACTGATTAAGAATTTACCAAATATTGAACTTGCAACTCGTCCAAAAGAGGGAGATCTGATTTATTTCCCACTTGGTGATAGACTTTTTGAAATTAAGTTTGTTGAGCACGAAAAACCTTTTTATCAGTTACAAAAAAATTACGTTTACGAATTAACTTGCGAACTGTTCAGAGGGGAAGATGAGGTTCTGGATACTGGTATTGAGGAAATCGATGATACCTTCGATGTGGAAGGAAATATCAGATCTCTCACGCTTATCGGATCTGGATCCACCGCAACCGCTATCTCTGGAAGAATTGCTAGCGGTGCCGTCAACCAAATTATCGTTACCTCTAGAGGTGAAAAATACAATTATCCACCCGCTGTTGCGATTTCATCTGCACCTACCGGTGGTATCCGCGCCACAGGAATTTCAACCTTACGTAACGACATTGTTAATTGTGATGGAACTCTGATTGGAGAAAAAGTACAAGGAGTCTTTATTTCTAATCCTGGTGCGGGATATACAGTCAATCCCGGTATTGTATTCGTAGGAGTTAACACTAATCCTGGTGTTGGTGCTGCTGCAACAACTAGAATATCTGATAATACAGTTGGTGTTGTAACTATTAGTGATGGTGGTGGAGGATATGTATCTGCACCAACAGTTACGTTCAGCAGCCCTGGAATTGGTACAACTGCACAAGGTGTTGCCGTCGTCTCTGCTGCAGGAACAGTTACTGCAATTTATTTGACAAATGCTGGTGCTGGATACACAGTGGCACCTACTATCACCCTATCCGCTCCAGATCTTGGTGGAAGCGGAGACTTTATTCCCACAGAGACTATCACTGGTTCTACAAGTGGCGTTACTGGAATTGTTAAAACTTGGAATTCTGTCACAAACGTTCTTACATATTCTAACGTCTCTGGCGACTTTGTTGCTGGCGAGACAATTACTGGATCTGAAAGCAGTGCTTCCTATGTAATTAGGGTTGTAGAAGATGACAACACTGTGAATAAGTACCCCGATAATGATGAAATTGAACTCTCTGCTAAGGATGGAATCTTAGATTTCTCAGAATCAAATCCCTTTGGGAATCCTTAACCTAAATAGAGTTAACTAAGGCAATTGTATGTTTGAATACTTTTACCATGAAATTCTGAGACGAACGATTATTTCGTTTGGAAGTCTTTTTAATGGAATTGAAATCAAGCATTTAGATTCCAGTGGAGACGTTGATGAAGTTATCAAGGTTCCATTGGCATACGGGCCTACCCAAAAGTTTTTAGCAAGACTTGAGCAATCGGCAGATCTCAACAAACCAACGTCGATTACTCTCCCAAGAATGTCATTTGAATTCACGGGACTTCAGTATGATGGCACAAGAAAAGTAACTACAACTCAAACTTTTAAATCCCAGAGTGTAGGAATTGCAACGGCAATCAGAAAAACCTACATGCCTGTTCCTTACAATATGTCGTTTGAACTATCAATCTTCACTAAGTTGAATGATGATATGCTTCAAATTGTTGAACAGATTTTACCATATTTTCAACCAGCATACACTCTTTCAGTTAATCTGGTAGATACAATTGGTGAGAAAAGAGATATTCCCATCGTGATTGAAAATGTCACAATGCAAGATGATTACGAAGGCAATTACAGCACCAGACGCTCTCTTCTCTATACAATAAGATTTACTGCTAAGACATATCTGTTTGGCCCTGTTGGAGATACAACAAAGGCATCCAGAGATCTTATCAAAAAGGTTCGTGTTGGATATGTTCAAGACGATACTTCGACTCCAACCAGAGATCTTACCTATACTGTTATTCCAAGAGCGACACAGAGTTACACAGACAACGTTGTAACAAATCTCGCAGAAGATGTTGGAACGACTACCAATATTCTGCAAGTAAATGATTCTTCTGGAATTGCAGAAAATACTTATATCACGATTAATAATGAATCTATATACGTCGATCGAAAAGAAGGGAATACTTTATTTACGAAGAGAGGACAAGACAACACTATTACAGGTTCCCATGTTCGTGGCACTGCAGTCAATCTCATCACTGATGCTGATGATGCTCTTATTGAAATAGGTGATGACTTTGGATTTGACGGGAGTATCTCATGAGTTTCGATAGTCTGAATGAAGCATTTGACGTATCGAGTGAGATCGTCTCTAGTGAACCTGAGCAGGTAAAACCTGTTCAGAAAGAGGTTGATGCAATTAAAACTGATACAAGAAAAGATTACGAATACACAAGAGGTAATCTTTATTCACTGATTGAAAAGGGACAAGAAGCAGTCAACGGTATACTTGAACTCGCACAGGAAACAGAGCAAGCAAGAGCATATGAGGTTGCAGGACAATTAATTAAGAGCGTTGCTGATGCAACTGACAAACTTCTTGATTTACAGAAGAAACTAAAAGACGTTGAAGAGGAGTCACAATCTAAAGGCCCCACAAATGTCACAAACGCACTTTTTGTTGGTTCTACAGCAGATCTCGCTAAACTTTTAAAGCAGAATAAACAGCAAGATAAATAAACTATAGGGTGAGAAAACCCGAGGTTATTTACTTATATTTTAATGGCGCAGGCTGAAGATAAAAACTTGCCGTCTTTGGACGATTATATTATTGAAGATGAATTTCCTTCAGTCGAAGAAGCGGTTGATAATGATTTGCCGTCTATAGAAGATAATAAAGAAAGCAATTTACCATCAATTGAAGAAGAAGTTGAAGCAGAACTTCCCTCAGTTGAAGAATTTGTAGAAAAAGAAGAAGAAGAGTTAGTCGAAGAAGTCATAGTAGAAGAAGACTTAACTCTTGACGAAGTAAAAGAACTAATTGAAGAAGTCAAGGCAGAAATACTTGACATTCCTCAAATCAAGCATTTTGACGAAGTTTTAGAAAAACTTTGTGAAGCAGTAGATCAAGTAAAATCAGAAATTCCTGAGGTTCCAGAACCAAAGGTATATGATGATGAAATCGAAGCAATTTGTGATGCCATTGATTCTGTAAAGGAAAATATTTCTTCTCTACCAGAAGTCAAGTATTATGATGAGCAAGTTCAAAATATTGAAGACAGAATAGATTCTGTTATTCAGGAAGTTACAAATCTTCCAGAACCAAAATATTACGATACAGATCTTGACTCGATAAAAGAGGACATCACTAAGGTAAGAGAAGAACTTGCTCCACTCCCTTGGGTTGAAAATACATTTTCGGGTATTGAAGAAAATTTTGAAAAAGTATCAGATGTAATCGATACATTAAAAGAAAAGTTAAATTTTAACTTTGACGAATATTCTGATTCTATAGATGTCAAGTTCTTTGAGAGTAAAGTTGAAACTCAAGGAATCAAAGAAGAGTTTGAATCTGAGAAAGAGAAAATATGGGATGAACTCAAAAAGTCCTCTGTCAAAATTTTTGAATATCAAAAAACATTCAAAGATGATGATAGAAAGTTAAAGAAACAAATTCTTGGTGAATATAATAAACTCAAGAATAATATTAAAAAGGAACTTGAAGAAGCGACTGACAAGAGTATAAAAACTGATGAACTTCTTCTTGGATATTTTACTGAACTTAAAGGAGAGATATCAAATCTTCCAGAAGTAAAATATTATGATGAAGAAATTGATGAACTTCAAAAATTAGTCAGTAAGTTCAATAAAAGATTTTCTCCGGTAGAAGGAGATATTAAATCTCTCTATAGAATTGTAGAGGATATTAAAAAAACACAGATTGAACTTAATGAGCAGATTCTGGATGAGCCTGCCGATGTAAGTCAAGATGTAGGTGGTGGTAAAGATCCATTGACACCCACAGATCAAAAGTTTGCAACGCTTGATGATCTTTCCAAACATTACACACTTTTTGTAAATCGTATTCAGCAACAACTCTCTACTGTTGGCGGAGGCGGTGCAGGATTTATCAAAGATCTTTCAGACGTTGATATTTCTGAATTAGCAGATGGATATATTCTTCAATATAACGCATCAGAAAATAAGTGGGAAACAGTTGCCAACACTGGAGGTGGATCAGTTGGTGTTGCGACAGCCGCTGCTTCTCTTGTACTTGATGCTAGAAATAATAATATTGGATATGGATTAACCATAGGTACACCAGTATATCAGACTGGATATAATAGTGGACAAAATAGAATTAATATTGAAGAAGCAAGAGCATCTCAGTCTTCAACAATGCCAGCAAAAGGTGTTGTCCGTACTGATCTTGCAAATAATACTAATGGCACCATAATTGTATATGGTGAGTTAGAGGGAGTTGACACCAGAGATTTTGAAGTTGCGGATGAACTATATGTAGCTCCTGGTGGTGGACTTACAAATGTTCGTCCTACGGATCCAACACATCTGGTTCAGAAGATTGCTGTTGTTCTGAAGAAGTCAAATAACGGCGCGATACTTGTTTATGGTGCTGGAAGAACTAATGATGTACCCAACAATATTAGTATTGCTGGATCAGTAACCGCTGCATCTTTCCACGGTGATGGATCTGGATTAACTAATGTAGGATTTGACACAAACTTTATTGTAGGAACTGCCATCACAATGGTTGATGGTATATTCAGTGGAAATTTATCTGTTGGTGGCACACTTACATATCAAGATGTAGAACATATTGATTCTGTTGGTATTATCACCGCACAGCAGGGTGTTCAGATTCTTAATAATGGACTGAACATAGTTAGTGGTATTGCAACTGTTGTAGGAACTTCTGGTACAACAACGATAGGTGGTGTAGGAAATACGGCGTTATACGTTGATGGTAACGCCCGAGTCGTTGGTGTCCTAACAGTTGGTAGAGCATCTGTCACGATTGATGGTGATAATAATCAAGTTTCTGTTGGTATTGTTACCATTACCAATACGAGCGTAGTTATTGGTGATAATGTTACTATTGACACAGGTGCATCTGGTATCAACTCTGCACCCAATGTTTTATACGTTGCGAAAGATGGAGATGATGATAATAATGGAACATCTATTGATAATGCATTCCTAACGATCAAAGCTGCTGTAGGTGCCGCTCAGTCTGGAACAACAGTTAAGGTGTTGTCAGGTAATTATGTTGAGGATAATCCAATTGAACTTCCTGCCTTTAGTGCTGTAGTAGGTGATGACTTAAGAACTTGCAAAATTCTTCCTAATAATGCAACTTCTGACATATTCCATGTTAACAAAGGATGTAAGTTGCAAAATATGACTTTCTCTGGACATTTATCACCTGCTGCTGCTGTTGCATTCCCAGATAGTGGTGCAACTAATGTTGGTGGTGGTAAATGGAAAGGCCCATACGTCCAAAACTGCACAAGTGATACTACAACTGGAACTGGCATCAGAATTGATGGAAGTAAAGCGGTAAAAACAAAGTCAATGAATGTTGACGCTTTTACTCAATATAATCAAGGTGGTGTTGGTGTCGCTGTAACTAATGAGGGTTATGCACAACTAGTATCTGTATTTACTATTTGCTGCGATAAAGCAATTACTTGTCATGCTGGTGGACAAGCAGATGTTGCCAATAGTAATTGTAGTTTTGGTACACTTGGTTTAGTCGCTGATGGAAAGGGCGATCTTCAATATATTGGTACTTGTACTGCCGCTGCTGATGCTGCTCAAGACAATGTTACTATCAATGTTGGTGCAGCAACCACACGTCCATATGATGGACAGATTGTATTCTTTGGCGAACTGTTTGAGTCTGTAGAAACTATTACAGTTGGTTCTGGAGGAACAGGATATACATCTACTCCTACAGTTACAGTAGATGCTCCAACAGGAGCTAGTGGAGAAACCGCTACTGCTTTTGCAACTTTAGAAGGAGAGAGTGTTGCATCTATTACTATTATAAGTAGCGGATCGCAATATCAAACAACACCTACTGTAACTATCAGTGCTCCTGATGTGGGCGTAAATACCGCAACTGCCACTGTTACGATGGCACCGATTTACTATACAATAAATAGTTCAACACCAATAGTATCTGGAATAACTACATTAACTCTTGAAGAAAACTTAATCAATGCAGTTGGTGTAGGAACATCGGTTCATTTCTTCCAACAAAGCAAGATTGTTGCTAGTTCACATACTTTTGAATATATCGGTGCTGGAAACACGATTACGGAAGCAACTCCAAAGCGTGGTGGCGTTACTATTCAGGCAAATGAAGTTACCAAAACAAACGGAGGTAATGTTGTTTATACCAGCACTGATCAATCTGGTAACTTCAGAATAGGTGATGACTTACAAATTAACCAGAACACTGGTACAATTAGTGGTAGAGCATTCTCTAAGAGTTTGTTCTCAGAAATGACACCGTTTATTTTAGCATTGAGTTAAGATGGCACAATTAGCACTTAATAGATTCCAAACAGTAACACTTGAACTAACTGACTCAGAGCAGACAATGTACACTGCTCCGACTGGTTATACTGCCATTCTTCTGTATGCTCATGTTGCAAATGTTGGTTCGTCTGATGCAACAGTTACAATGAAACATGCGAGATCTGGAACAGACACTGAGATTATCAAAGAAGCCAACGTTCCTACTAATGATGCATTCGTTCCACTAAGTGGAAAATTAGTTTTAGAAACTAGTGATGCGGTAAAGGTTACTGCAAGTGCAAACTCAACCCTTAAGTGTATCCTTAGTATCTTGGAGACAGCGACGTAATGCCATATATCGTAGGTTCATTAACAAAAACTAATTTAAATATGACTGGTGGTGTTGTTCAGTCGGGAGTGACGACAACCACCACTACAGATGAGACTGCGATTATTTCTTTATCAGCACCGAAATATCAATCTGTTGAATTTAAGATACAAGTAACTGAATCTAGTTCTTATAATTCGACAATCGTAAGAGCGATGCATGATGGAACATCTGCATATGTTACTGAATATGGAACATTACAAGTTCCCTCAGGAATTGCAACATTTTCTGCAGATGTAAATGCTGGACAGTTGAGACTTTTAGCATATCCCACAACTTCTGGTTTGACAACTTTTAGCGTGATTTACACTGCATTAAATTCATAAATATATTGAGACTACTAGTTTCTTATGAAAAAGTGTCCATCAGGACAGTATTACTGTTTCACTGATAAAAAATGTAAGAAGATTCCCATGGGATACCATGTGGGTGGAAGAGGTATGCTTGAAAAGGACACCGAATCTGAAACCAATAAAAATGGTAACGGTAATGGAAACGGTAATGGCAATGGAAATGGTAATGGTGGCAACGGCGGCAGTGGCAACGGTAATGGTGGTAATGGCGGGGGTGTGGGAGAAGAAGTAGTCTACGAGGGTGGAAACCTTCGTCAATGGTTCAAGGGTTCTCGCTCTAAAGGCGGTAAACCCGGATGGGTTCAAGTCGTATCAGGAAAACCCTGTGCTAGACAACCCGGACAAAAAACCACACCTAAGTGTGTATCATCAGCAAAAAGAGCTTCGATGTCAGACGCTGAAAGAAAGTCTGCACAAAGAAGAAAAAGAGCAGCAGATCCAGGACAACCACAAAAATCTGGAGCTGCAAAACCAACCTATGTAAAAACTGATAGTCCTAGAAAGATGAAGAAAGAGGAGATCGAACTGATTCAAGAAAAGGACAAAAAAGGTAAGGGCAGCGGAACTAAAGATGCCTGTTACCATAAAGTAAAATCTCGTTACAGTGTTTGGCCTAGTGCATATGCGTCAGGAGCACTAGTCAAATGTCGTAAGGTAGGCGCTGCAAACTGGGGTAATAAGTCTGAAGGACTTTCCTGGGGCGAACTTACTGAAAAATTTAAAACACAATATGGTGACAAAACCAAATTGTCACAATCATCAGAACGTAAATCTCTTGGTAGAGGTTCCTCTATCAAAGATGGATCTAAGAAGAGTGGTTACGAATCTAAGAAAGAGTTTCGTGATCAGTCTATGAAACTCAGAAAGCATCGCGAAAGATTTGGTGATCTCGCTAAAGAAGAGACATCACTCGATGAGAAGTGCTGGCCTGGGTATGAAAAGAAGGGTATGAAGACTATGTTTGGAAAGAGATATCCAAACTGTGTCAAAAAGAAAAAAACCAGAAAAGAGTCGGTTGAAGAAGCAGTAAGACTTCCCGCCAAAACTGGTAACATAATTGATGTGCATTTTGTCTTCAGAAGCAGAAGCTTTATGATCAAAATGTTTTTCCCTAAAGTTGGCATACCCAGCAGATCTGATGTAAGTGATCAAATTAACAAAGTTTATCCTGGCGCAAAACTAACGTTTTTCAGAGTCTCAGACTATGAACCAGGACAACCACTCTTCAGAGTCACAGAAGAAAGAGCAGGAGATCAAGCAGTTGAGGAAACTACTAGATCTAACGCAACAGCATCAGGAAAAATCCTTAAGGATGCCGAGGGGACATTAACCGAAAAAAAGTATAAGAATGATCCCTGCTGGGATTCTCATAAGATGGAAGGGATGAAAAAAAAGGGAAACAAAATGGTTCCTAACTGCGTTCCTAGAAATGAAGAAGTTGATGTAAATGAGGCAACTATGGAGAAACCTCTTTCCGCTCAAGAGATTGCTCTTCAAAAGAAAAAGATGCAAATTGATATGCAGATTCTTAAAAAAAGAAAACAGTCAATGAGTGATATTAAGAATGAAGAAGTAATTCTTGAAAAATCTGCTGCTTGGACAAGAAAAGCAGGAAAGAACAAAGAGGGTGGACTCAACGAAAAAGGACGTAAGTCTTATGAAAGAGAGAATCCAGGTTCTGATCTCAAAGCACCTTCTAAGAAAGTCGGTAACAAAAGAAGAGCATCATTCTGTGCAAGAATGAAAGGAATGAAGAAGAAACTTACTTCTGCCAAAACTGCTAATGATCCCGATAGCAGAATCAATAAATCATTAAGAGCCTGGAACTGTTGATAACTTATGTCTGATAATGTATATCTTGGCAATCCTAATCTAAAAAAAGCGAATACCCCGATTGAGTTCACTGAAGAACAGATTATTGAATTTGTTCAGTGTCAACGGGATCCGGTTTATTTTGCCAATAAGTATGTAAAGATTGTTAGTTTGGATGAAGGACTTGTTCCATTCAAACCATATCGATTTCAGGAAAAGTTAATTACTAATTTCCATGAAAATAGATTTAACATCTGCAAAATGCCGCGCCAGACTGGCAAGTCTACTACGGTGGTTTCTTATCTTCTGCATTATGCGGTTTTTAATGACAGCGTTAATATTGGCATACTTGCTAACAAAGCAGCAACAGCTAGGGAACTTTTAGGAAGATTACAAACTGCATACGAGAACTTGCCTAAGTGGATGCAGCAGGGTATTATTGCATGGAATAAGGGTTCGCTGGAGTTAGAGAATGGCAGTAAGATATTGGCAGCTTCTACGTCTGCGAGTGCTGTCCGAGGTATGTCATTTAACATCCTCTTTCTCGACGAATTCGCGTTCGTCCCAAATCACATTGCTGACTCGTTCTTTGCCTCTGTTTATCCTACTATTACTTCTGGTAAAAACACCAAGGTAATTATTGTATCTACCCCTCACGGTATGAATCACTTCTACCGTATGTGGAGTGATGCAGAGAAGAGTAAGAATGAATATATTCCAACTGATGTTCACTGGAGTGAAGTTCCAGGTAGAGATGAAGCGTGGAAAGAACAAACTATTGCAAACACATCGGAACAGCAGTTCAAGATTGAGTTTGAGTGTGAGTTCTTAGGATCTATTGACACACTTATTGCTGCTAGTAAATTAAAATCTCTGGTTTACGATCACCCCATACAATCAAATGCAGGGTTAGAAGTATATGAACAACCAGTAAAAGATCACGATTATGTGATTACAGTTGACGTTGCAAGAGGTGTGGGAGAAGACTATTCAGCATTCGTATGCGTTGATATCACATCTTTCCCTCACAAGGTTGTTGCCAAATATAGAAACAATGACATTAAACCGATGTTGTTTCCAAATGTTATATGGGAAGTAGCGAAAAACTATAATAGCGCATATGTATTGTGTGAAGTTAATGACGTTGGCGATCAAGTAGCTTCACTTCTTCATTATGACTTAGAGTATCAGAACGTTTTGATGTGCTCTATGAGAGGTAGAGCAGGACAAGTTGTAGGACAAGGATTCTCTGGTAAGAAGACTCAATTAGGCGTGAAGATGTCTAAGACAGTCAAGAAGGTTGGAGCACTCAATCTGAAAACAATGATTGAAGAAGATAAACTCCTTTTTAAAGATCTAGATATTATATCAGAACTGACTACATTCATCTCAAAGAATAATTCATTTGAGGCTGAAGATGGTTGTCACGATGACTTGGCAATGTGTCTTGTCATTTATGCTTGGTTAGTTGCTCAGGATTACTTTAAAGAACTTACTGATCAAGACATCAGGAAGAGACTTTACGAAGAGCAGAAAAATCAAATTGAACAAGACATGGCACCATTTGGTTTTATGGACGATGGACTTGATGATGCAAGTTTTGTCGATGGTGAAGGTGATCGTTGGTTTGGTGCATCTGAATACGGCGAAACTGCTGGTGGTATGGATTACATGTGGAAGTATTAATGGATTTAGATAAGCAGATAAAACTGGGGCATCTGCTTCTTAATGATAGAAAGTGTAGGGTGTGTGGAGAGACTAAAAATTTAATAGAAGGATTTTATAGAACAAGAAAAGATAGAGGTGCAGTTGCGTCATCATATTCATACGAATGTAAAGAATGCACTATCAAAAGAATTATAGATAATAGAAAGAAACAAACACCATTCTTGGATTGGGACTATCCAGATTGGTAGTTCGCGTCACGTTTCCCCGCTGAAAATAGTCAAAATTCTAAATATTCTTAGATAAACTGAGACAACGGAGAAAAACATGGCGACTCCTCAATTATCTCCTGGGATACTTGTAAGGGAGGTTGATCTTACCGTAGGAAGAGCTGATAATGTTCTTCAGAACAACGGTGCGATTGCTGGCCCATTTAGTCTGGGCCCTGTAGCTGAAGCAGTTGACATCACCACCGAAGAAGAACTTATTGAAGTATTCGGACAACCTATCTCTACAGATAGACATTACGAATACTGGATGACTGCATCCTCTTTCCTGTCATATGGCGGAAGACTTAAAGTCGTCAGAGTTGATGGCTCTAACCTTAACAATGCTAACGCTGGTGTAGGTATTGCATCAACTACTCTCAAGATTAAGAATTTTGATGACTATAATGCAAATTATAGTTCAGCAACAGACTTCTATTATGCAGGTAAAAACCCTGGAACTTATCTGAGTGATCTCAAAGTTGCAACGATTGACGATTTTGGAGATCAAGTCATTGGTATTAACACCACTGATCTGGGTAACCTTGGCGCTACAATTGGTTTTGGTGTTACTTCAGTTCTGTCAGGTACAGAAGCAGGAGTAGGAACCACTAAGACTATCGATGGACACCTTAAGGCAATCATCACTGGTGTTACCACCGACTCTACTAACGGAAATAGCAGCATCGTAGTTAAGATTACCTCTAGAGTATCTGGTGCTGGAACTGAAACTGCTCTTACTTATGTTCAATCTGATCCCAACAGATCTTTTGAACCTTCAGATACCCTGTTCTTCGTAAACAACTCTGGTATTAATACTGGATCAACAGGAACCGCAGGAACCGTTACCGACTGGTATGATGGACAAACATTAGGACTTACTAATGCTACCGTCTTCTGGAAGGAAATCGCTCCCAAACCCGTTTCAAGTCAATATGTGGTTGATAGAAATGGTAAAGGTGATGGAATGCACGTTGTTGTCATCGATGACAATGGAACAATCACTGGAGTAAAAGGTAATATTATTGAGAAGAATACCTTCATCTCAAAGGCATCTGATACTGTATCTGCACTTGCATCTCCTGAAAGAACCTTCTATAAGGATTACCTTGCACAGGGTTCCAAATATCTTTATGCTGGTGGAAATGTTTCTGCTGCTGCAGATGGATTCCATGGAACAGAACCAGTTGCAACTGGATTCTCAACTTCCTTCACCCCATTCACAACTGCAGAAGGACTGTTTGGACAAGCGGCACAAGATGTAACCTTCAGTGCTATCGGTAATAAGACTTATACTCTTACTAACGGTAAGGACTACAGTGGAACAGACAATAAAGGTATGGCTGCCTCTCTTGGCGATATTACCGCTGGTTATGAACTGTTCTCTAACAAAGATGAGATTGAAGTTAACTTCCTCCTGATGGGCCCTGGTTGCACCACTGAGACAGAAACACAAGCGAAAGCACAAAAACTGATTGCTGTTGCTAATGGCAGAAAAGATTGTGTTGCATGTATCTCACCTGACAGATCAAATGTAGTTGATGTTGCTTCAACCACTGATCAAACAAATAATATCATTAGATTCTTCAGCGCACTGTCATCATCTTCATTCGCTGTCTTTGATAGTGGATATAAGTACACGTATGATAGATTTAACAATCAGTTCCGCTACATCCCAACTAATGGTGATATCGCAGGATTGATGGTTAGAACTGAGATTGATCAGTTCCCCTGGTACTCACCCGCTGGACAACAAAGAGGTGTCCTCAATAATGCGATCAAACTCGCATACAACCCCAACAAAGCACAGAGAGATTCGCTGTATGAAGCAAGAGTCAACTCTATCGTAACATTACCTGGAGTTGGAACTGTTCTTTACGGTGATAGAACCGGACTGAACTTTGCATCTGCATTCGATAGAATAAATGTTCGTCGTCTCTTCCTTACAGTTGAAAAAGCACTGGAAGGACTTGCTAATGATCAACTGTTTGAGTTCAACGATGAGATCACCAGATCTTCCTTTACCAATGCAGTTGAACCTTTCCTTCGCGATGTTCAAGCGAAGAGAGGTTTGATTGACTTCCGAGTCATCTGTGATAGTTCCAATAACACACCTGATGTTATTGATAATAACGAGTTCAGAGCAGACATCTTCCTGAAGCCCACCAAGTCAATTAATTATGTTACCTTGACGTTCGTTGCCACACGAACAGGTGTTGCTTTTGAAGAAGTGACTGGCAGAGTTTGATTTTAAGATACCATAATCACGGAGGACACAACTAATGGCAAACTTAAGAACGATCACTAACTTTAAATCCGCCCTCAGAGGGGGCGGTGCCCGTCCTAATTTATTTGAAGTTGACATCACCGGATGGCCTGGTGGCGAAAACATGGGTGACTTTGGTAATGATGCTAAGGAAGAATTTCAGTTCCTTTGCAAAGCAGCTGCTCTGCCTTCTTCAAACATCACCCCCATTGAGATTCCTTTCAGAGGAAGAACTCTGAAAGTTGCTGGTGATAGAACCTTTGATACTTGGACAATCACCATTATCAATGACGAAAACTTCAGACTTAGAACTAAGTTTGAACAGTGGATGAATGGCATCAACAAACTTACCGATGGTTCTGGTGCAACTCAACCAGGTTCCTATATGGGTAATGCTGTTGTTCATCAACTTGGTAGAGGTGCTAATCAAGGAAGAAATTCTACCACTAACTCTGGTGGTGGAGATGGAAGTGGAGGACGTTCAGACATTACTCCCCTGAGAACTTATTACTTCAGTGACATTTTCCCAACTGAAGTATCTGAAATTGGACTGTCTTATGATACCACTGATACTATTGAAGAATTCACCGTAACCTTCCAGGTTCAGTACTGGGTTGCTGGTTCTAACAGCACCAACGGTGGCCCCGCTGATCAACGCAATAGCGTAACCAGATAAATAGTCCAATAAAAGGACTAATATTAAATCATGGCTAAGTTATTTGGTTTCTCTATTGAGGATACCGAAAAAACTCCACCCAGTGTGGTTTCCCCCGTTCCTCCTAATAATGAGGACGGGGTTGATCACTATCTGACAAGTGGCTTTTTTGGGCAATATGTTGACATTGAAGGAGTCTATAAAACAGAGTTTGATTTAATCAAACGCTATCGTGAAATGGCACTTCATCCAGAATGTGATAGTGCCATCGAAGATGTTGTAAACGAAGCAATCGTTGCGGATACTAACGATTCTCCCGTTGAAATTGAACTTTCCAATCTTAATGCTAGTGATGGCATTAAGAAAAAGATTAGAGAAGAGTTCAAGTATATTCTTGGTTTATTGGATTTTGACAAGAAAGCGCACGAAATCTATAGGAATTGGTACATTGACGGGCGTCTTTACTATCATAAAGTAATTGATATGAAGAATCCTCATGAGGGGATTCAAGAATTGCGTTATATTGACGCAATGAAAATGCGTTATATTCGCCAACAAAAGAAATCAAAGAACGATCAAAATCGTTTAGCGAATATTAATAAGGGTACAGACAATCCCATGGAATATGAATTCCCTGAGATTGAAGAGTATTTCCTCTATAATCCAAAGAGTTCTTATCCTACTCAAAGTCCAGCAACTGCACAAGGTAATGCAGGAATTAAATTCTCAAAAGATTCAATTACCTATTGTTCATCAGGACTTGTAGATCGTAATAAGGGATCGACTCTTTCCTATCTCCATAAAGCAATTAAATCACTCAATCAACTTAGAATGATTGAGGATTCACTGGTAATCTATAGATTGTCTCGTGCTCCTGAGCGTAGAATTTTCTACATTGATGTTGGTAATCTGCCTAAGGTAAAAGCAGAACAATATCTTCGCGATGTCATGAACAGATATCGTAACAAGTTAGTATATAACGCACAAACAGGAGAGATTCGTGATGACAAAAAATTCATGTCAATGCTTGAAGATTTTTGGCTGCCCCGCAGAGAAGGCGGAAGGGGAACAGAAATCTCAACTCTGCCAGGAGGCCAAAACCTGGGAGAAATCACTGATATTGAGTATTTTAAAAAGAAACTATACAAGTCCCTTAATGTTCCTATCTCCAGAATTGAAGGAGATGGTGGGTTTAACCTGGGGAGATCTTCTGAAATCCTGAGAGATGAAGTCAAATTCAGTAAGTTCGTTGGACGTTTGAGAAAGAGATTCTCAGGAATGTTCAATGATATGCTGAAGACTCAACTTCTTCTCAAGAATGTCATTACTCCCGAAGATTGGGAAGTAATGAGTGAACATATTCAATATGACTTCCTTTATGATAATCACTTTGCAGAACTGAAGGAAGCAGAACTGATGAATGAGAGACTTACTCTTGTTCAAACTGCTGAAGCATTTGTCGGCAAGTATTATTCTCAAGATTATATCAGAAGAAAAGTTCTTCGTCAGACTGATGAAGAGATTTTGGAACAAGATAAACTAATTGAGAAAGAAATAAAGGCAGGTATCATTTCAGATCCAGCAGAAATGCAGATTGATCCTGCAACTGGACAACCAATTCCGGGTGCAGTTGGAGGTGGTGATTTAGGTGCCCCAGTTATGGAACCTGAAGTTGACGGATCTGCAACTGAAGCTCCAGAATTACCCAAGGGTGGTGAGATATAAATAAATCATAGTAAATATTGACTAAAACATGGACGAACTTATGGATATGATGGTATCCGATGAGTCCCCGTCGCAAATTAGCGATAGGATCAAGGAGATACTGTTTGGAAAAGCTGCTGAAAGGATCGATGCATTTCGTCCCATGGTAGCAAATGGAGTATTTGGTGAGGATGATATTGAAGTTGAGGATGGAGAAGAGGAAACTCTTGAAGTCACTGACGAATTAGAAACTGAAACCGAAGACGAAACCGAAGAGGAGTCTGAATAATGGCACATCGTACAGTTGGTGCTGGACAAAGTATAACTACAAGTGGTAGTTCTGCTAAAAGTGATGCAATTGCTGTAAAATCTAGCGTTTTAAGAATTACCGCCAGAGATGAGGATGCACATATTGCTATTGGCACAGAACCAACAGCAACAGTGACAGATTATATTATTCTTGCCGGAACTAGTGAAACTTTGGGTGTTACTAAAGCATCTCAGAGAGTTAGAACTATTGAAAGTTCAGGCACAAAAACAATTGTCACTTGTCCCGAAGGCACTCAACAACCATTTGCCGTAGGAGACTGTGTTACTCTCGAAGCAAGTAATGCAGATAGTAACTGGACAACAGTTATTAGTCATGTCGGTGTTGATAGCGTTGATTCAAGTGCAGATTTTAGTGGTTCTTTTAGCACTAAGGTAACTCTAAGTGCTGATACAAGTGGCATTTCTACAGATTTTGTTAGTAGTGACGCTACCCTTCGTAAATCGATCAAAGTAGGTGCTGTTGCTACTGGCGCTGGATCTATTTTCGTTCAACAAGTACAAATAACCGGAGTTGCCTGATGAAACTTATCAGAGAGGAAATCGAATCCGTCGAATTCATTGTCGAATCGAAAGGCGGTAAAAAACAACTTTATATTGAAGGTGTATTCCTTCAAGGAAACATTAAAAACCGTAATGGTAGAATGTATCCTATGGAGACACTTCGCCGTGAAGTTGGTAGATATAACGAAAACCATGTTCAGGCAGGTAGAGCACTTGGTGAACTTGGACACCCTGACGGCCCTACCGTTAACTTAGATCGTGTATCTCACAAGATTGTTTCTCTGAGAGAGTCTGGTTCTAACTTTATTGGTAAAGCGAAGATCCTAAACACTCCCATGGGTAAGATTGCAGGATCTCTCATTGATGAGGGCGTCAAACTTGGTGTTTCTTCTAGGGGTATCGGTTCATTAAAGATGACACGCGAAGGTGTCAATGTTGTTGGTGATGATTTTATGTTAGCAACTGCTGCTGATATTGTTGCCGATCCTTCTGCTCCTGATGCATTTGTTGAGGGTATTATGGAAGGAAAAGACTGGGTATGGGATGGTGGTATTCTTCGTGAAAAATTTGCGGAGAAAACATATAGAGAGATTAACACTCTCGCTACTCAAAAGCAACTTGACGAGAAGAAGTTGGATTTATTCAACGATTTTCTCAATAACCTTTGATAACTGATAAAGTTTTCTAATTTATAAATAAATATAGTTTTTAAAAAAACGGATACGGAGCTGTTCAAATGTCTCGTGGCAAAAATTTACAAGAAATGGAAGTAAAGACACAGCAGTCCAAAACTGCTGCTAATGCTAACGCCAAACCTGGCGATCCCATGCCCTCTCTGTCTGGAACAACTCCTGGACAGACTGGTTCTTACGAAGATCTCGGCGGGCCTACCCCTGAGAACTACAAAACCGATGATGATTCAGCAAAGCTGAAGACTCCCGGTAGCACTCTTAAGCAAGTTAAGGATGTAGTTAACAAGAAGGCAAAACCTGGTGATCCTGCACCTGCAGGCATGAAGGAAGAAGAAGTCGAAATCGAGGAACCCGTGATCGAAGAGGAAACCACAGACGAAGTAGTTGCTGAAGAAGAAACTACTGAAACCGTCGAGTACAACGTTGAAGAGGATGTTAACGCACTCCTCGGCGGCGAAGAACTCTCCGAAGAATTCAAAGAGAAAGCAAAGACAATCTTTGAAGCCGCAATCAATGCTAAGGTTGCTTCTATTCAAGAAGAAATCGAAGCACAATATGCTGCCAAGCTCGCTGAAGAAGTTGAGGCAGCGAAAGAATCACTCGCAGAGCGTGTTGATTCTTATCTTGAGTATGTCTCTGACGAGTGGTTTGAAGAAAACGCACTTGCCATTGAGGCAGGCCTCAAGACTGAAATGACTGAATCATTCCTTGAAGGAATGAAGGGCCTTTTTGAAGAACATTATGTATCAATCCCTGAAGAAAAATATGATGTGCTTGAGAGCATGGTAGAAAAACTTGATGATATGGAGACAAAACTCAACGAGCAAATCGAGAAAAATATTGCTCTGAACGGCAGACTCGCTGAGTCTGTTGCAGACGGTATCCTTGATGACGTTTCTGAAGGACTTGCGTCCACTCAGAAGGAGAAGCTCGCCTCACTTTCCGAAAGTGTAGAGTTTGAAAGTGAAGAATCTTATCGTGAAAAGCTGGAGACGCTGAAGGAATCTTATTTCCCTAAGAACGCTGCTCCCGTCGCTAAAACTGAAACCCTGTCTGAAGGCGAAACTCATAACCATCAGCAGTATTCTGATCAAATGAGTGCTTATCTCAGATCCCTGGGAACTTTTAGCAAATCCTGAATTCAATATTAAACAAACACTAAACTTTTAAATAGGTAACCCGCAATGTTCCAATCCGAACAGCTGCAGGAGAAGTGGGCACCCCTTCTTGAGTACGATGGACTTGAGTCTATCAAAGATCCTCATAGAAAGGCTGTAACCGCTGTCCTGCTCGAAAACCAAGAAAAATTCCTGAAGGAGTCTTCCTCCTTTGAGACTGGTGGATCCCTCCTGAGTGAGGCTGCTCCTACCAACTCAACCGGTTCTAGCGTAGACAACTTCGATCCCGTTCTGATCTCCCTGATCAGACGCTCCATGCCTAACCTGATCGCTTACGATCTGGCTGGCGTTCAACCCATGAGCGGCCCCACTGGACTCATCTTCGCGATGCGTTCCCGCTATCAGAACCAGACTGGAACCGAAGCGTTCTACAACGAGCCTGATTCTGCATTCTCCGGACAGAACTTCGGACGCAACCTGGAAGGTGGCTTCTCCGATGGTACTGCTGGTATGGGTACTACCAGTCAGTCTGGTACTAATCCCTCCGTCCTGAACCCTGTTGGTTCTGCCAACTCCAACGCATATAACCTTGGACAAGGTATGCAGACTTCCGATGCTGAGGCACTCGGAGATGCTGCTGCTAATGCCTTCAACCAGATGGCATTCAGCATTGAGAAGGTAACCGTTACTGCTAAGTCACGCGCCCTCAAAGCTGAGTACTCCCTGGAACTGGCACAGGATCTGAAAGCAATCCACGGTTTAAACGCCGAGGCTGAACTCGCCAACATCCTCTCTACTGAGATTCTGGCTGAGATCAACCGCGAAGTTATCCGTACTATCTACAAGGTTGCTGAGCAAGGTGCTGTTCAGAACACCGCTACCGCTGGTGAGTTCGATCTCGACATCGACTCCAACGGACGCTGGAGTGTTGAGAAGTTCAAGGGACTGCTGTTCCAGATCGAAAGAGACGCTAACGCGATTGCACAAAGAACTCGTAGAGGAAAGGGCAACACGATCCTTTGCTCTGCTGACGTTGCTTCTGCTCTCACTATGGCTGGTGTACTTGACTACACCCCCGCTCTGAACGCTAACCTGAACGTTGATGACACCGGTAACACCTTCGCTGGTGTTCTGCAAGGTAAGTATCGTGTATACATCGATCCTTATGCTGCTAACCTGACTTCAGGTAACGCAACCCCCGGTAACCAGTATTACGTTGTCGGTTATAAGGGTTCTTCCCCCTATGACGCTGGACTGTTCTACTGCCCCTACGTTCCCCTGCAAATGGTTCGCGCCGTTGGAGAGGACACCTTCCAACCCAAGATTGGCTTCAAGACTCGCTACGGAATGGTAGCGAACCCCTTCGCTGAAGGAACCGAAGCACAACTGGGTGCCCTGAACGTTAATCAGAACCGTTACTACAGACGTGTTGCTGTTAAGAACCTGATGTGATATAATTTTCACATCCGTGTGAAGGAAGTGCTGGGGAACCGAAAGGTTCCCCTTTTTTTATCTAAATACTTAGAAAACGATGTCTTACGGCAATCCTTTTGAGAGACAGATAAGTAATAGGAATTTCTTATCTCCCACTGGTTTTAAGTTTACATTGCAGAGAGCACCTAAAGTTGCTTTCTTTGGCAACTCAGCGAACTTGCCTGCTATCTCTATGGGAACTGCCATTCAACCAACATATCTAAAGGATATTGATCGTCCTGGTGATAAAGTTGATTTCGGTGATTTTAATTATAGATTTCTTGTAGATGAAAACTTAGAAAACTATCTTGAGATCTATAATTGGATTAGAGGATTAGGATATCCCGAAAGTTTAAGTGAAATATATGATTGGCAAGGTGGTGTTGAGAATTTTCTACAACCAGCCAATTCAGAACTAAATTTATTCTCTGATGCTACACTGCAGGTTTTAACTAGCAAAGAGAATCCAAACTTCAAAGTAATGTTTCAAGACATGTTCCCGATAGAACTGTCTACACTGAATTTTGATGCGACAAGTGAAGACGTACAGTACTTTACAGCAGATGTCACTTTCAAGTATACTATCTACAATATAACTGACTTGTCTGGCAACAAATTATGAGTCTTGATCTTGAATCGATTCAAGAGATGTGGAAAAAAGATTCTGACATTGACAGAGACAACTTACACGAAGAGTCTTTGAAAATTCCATCTCTACATGCAAAATACTTTGAACTATATAATACCATATTTCTTCTGAGGAAGAAAGCAGAACAACAAAAAAAGAATATAAGGCACGAAAGATATGAGTATTATTCTGGTAAAGCAGATCCCGACGTTTATATTGAAAATCCGTTTCCCAAAAAGATCCGAGATAAAGACACTATGCAAAAATATCTGGATGCAGATGAGAGACTCTCAGGAGTTTCGTTGAAGATTGATTATTACGATACTATGCTTGTTTATATTGAGAGTATACTGAAGCAAGTAAGTAATCGAACTTATCACATCAAAAACGCAATAGAGTTCATGAGATTTAACGCGGGGTTAGGGTAATGCAAGACTGGGATGATTGGACTTATGAAGATGAGGACTTTGATCCAGACAAAACTTACATAGAGTTGCAGTTTGGCCCCCAAGATCTTTATCTACTTTATAAATCAGTTTCCTTTCATGTTGAAAAATGGGCTGGAGGAAATCCAGAAGAACAAGAAAGAATTCAATATTTAAAAAACTTTTTGTATAGAATTGTTCTTGAATACAAGTTCAAAAACGAATCATAAATATTCACAGGTGATTAATCCCTGTGAATACAACAGATCTTGTAATCTCTAAATCTAACGAAGTATTTCTAAAAATCAATACTGAACCTCATATTGAATATGAGTTAAGAGATCATTTCAAATTTGAAGTCCCAAATGCCAAGTTCATGCCACAGTATCGTGGTAGAAATTGGAATGGAGAAATTCATTTATATGACATGCGTTCCAAGCAGATCTATGTTGGACTTCTGGATAAGATTGTAAGTTTTTGTAAGAACTACGGATATTCTTATTCGTTTGAAAATAATAAATTCTACGGACAACCCTTTGAAGTAAATGATGAGATATCATTTGAGGGTGTCAAGGGATTTATGAAATCTATTTGTACTCATACTCCACGTCAATACCAAATTGAGGGAGTATACGATGCTTTAAAGCATAATAGAAAGCTATTGATAAGCCCCACTGGGAGCGGCAAATCTCTAATGATTTATTCATTAGTGAGATATTATGTAGACAAAGGACAAAAAATTCTTCTTGTCGTTCCAACGACATCTCTTGTAGAGCAGATGTACAAGGATTTTGAGGATTACGGTTGGGACGCTGAGACATATTGTCATAAGATTTACAGCGGTAAAGAGAAGGACACAACTTGTCCTGTGACAATTACCACCTGGCAATCTATCTATAAGTTAGAAAGATCTTGGTTTGAAGAATATAATGTTGTAATTGGTGACGAGGCACATCTCTTCAAGAGTAAGTCTCTGATATCAATCATGACTAAACTTCATCATGCTAAGTATAGATTTGGGTTTACAGGTACTTTAGACGGCACACAGACGCATAAATGGGTGCTTGAGGGAGTCTTTGGCCCTTCATATAAGGTGACAAGAACTGATGAATTGATGAAGCAAGGACATCTCTCTGAGTTAGATATTCAGTGCCTTGTTCTTAAACATGATCCACAAAAGTTTGAAACATATAATGATGAGATTGAATATCTAATCTCTCATGAACAAAGAAATAAATTTATTACCAATCTAACGTTAGATCTTAAAGGAAATACCCTTGTGCTTTTTGCAAGAGTCGAAGCACATGGAGAGATACTCTACAATCAGATAAATAAAAACAAGCGTGACAACCGTAAGGTATTTTTTGTACATGGTGGTGTAGACGCTGAAGAAAGGGAGGTAGTTCGAGAAATCACAGAAAGAGAAAACAATGCTATCATCGTTGCCTCTTATGGAACTTTTTCTACAGGTATCAATATTAAAAACCTCCATAATGTTATCTTTGCCTCTCCAAGTAAGTCCAGAGTCAGAAATCTTCAGAGTATTGGACGAGTTCTTAGAAAAGGAAAAGACAAAGTAAAAGCAACTCTGTATGATATTGCAGATGATTGTTCTACTAAAACAAGAAAGAATTATACGTTAAACCATCTCATTGAAAGAATTAAAATCTATAACGAAGAGAACTTTAACTATGATATCATAACCATTCATTTAAAGAAAGCATGATAGAAGATGATTTCTACGCAACAATTAAACTAAAGTCTGGTGAAGAAATCTTTGCCAAAGTAGCTGCTGAAGAAGAACCTGATAGAACTATTCTTGTAGTTTCTAATCCTGTTATTATTAAAGAAGTAAAAGGTAGAGTAGGAATAATTGGTTACAAGGTAGAACCTTGGTTAAAAACTACTACTGATGATATGTTCTTCATTAATTTAAATGATGTATTAACAATGTCTGAATCATGTGATATTGAAATGATACTCATGCATCAAGAATATGTAAGAAAAGCAGATAGTGATCCTACATCTGGTTCTAGTAATCATAAACTTGATAAGAAGATGGGATATCTTGCTAATGTAAATGATGCAAGAGAGATACTAGAAAAACTCTATAATAGTCCTTCTAATAAAGATATTAGTAATTAAGCTATAGCTGTCTCTTCAAACCCAACAAAGGTAGTCTACACAAGGTTTAGAGACTTGTCAAGTATATGTCTTAGTGGTATACTTTATACATAATGATGAGATATAGTTATGATACAACCAGGCATGACTAAGAGAAAAAGATCCGAACATTATGTAAATAATAAGGAGTTCCTTGCTGCTCTGATTGCATATCGTGAAGAAAGAGAAATTGCAGAAGCAAAAGGACTTCCAAGGCCTATTATTCCCAGGTACATTGGGGAGTGCTTCCTTAAGATCGCAACTCACTTATCATTCAAACCAAACTTCGTGAACTACATGTTCAAGGATGATATGGTTTCTGATGGTATTGAAAACTGTGTGCAGTACATCCACAATTTCAATCCTGAGAAGTCTCAGAATCCTTTTGCATATTTCACACAAATTATTCATTACGCTTTCTTGAGACGAATTCAAAGAGAGAAGCGTCAACTAGAAATCAAGAACAAAATTCTGGAGAAGTCCGGGTACAGTGAGGTGTTTGACGACAACAACACCCTTGACGGATCGAACTACAGTGACTATAATTCCATCAAGGATGCAGTCCACTCTAAACTTCGTTATTGATGAAAGTTGCAATTATCACGGATCAACACTTTGGTGCCCGTAAGAATTCTAAACTCTTTCACAATTATTTTCTTAAATTCTATAACGATATCTTTTTTCCATATCTAGAAGAACATGGTATTACCACTGTTGTAGATATGGGAGATACCTTTGATAATCGCACAGGTATTAACTTTGGTTCTCTTGCGTGGGCAAAAGATAATTATTATGATCGCTTAGGTGTTATGGGCGTTCATGTTCATACGATTGTCGGTAATCACACTGCATATTACAAAAATACAAATGAAGTGAACGCAGTTGATCTGTTACTTCGTGAGTATCATAATGTTTCAGTGTATTCTTCACCTGAAGAAGTAATGCTGGATAATTTAAAAGTTCTCTTTATACCATGGATCAATGAAGAAAATTCTAAAAGTACTTTCTTATCTATTGAAAATACAGATAGCACATGCGCGATGGGGCACCTTGAATTACGCGGATTTAGAGCTCATCGCGGATGCGTCATGGAGCATGGTTTTGAGAGCGACTTATTTAAGAAGTTCACCAAGGTGTTCTCGGGACACTACCACACTCGATCAGATGATCAAAAGATCTTCTATCTAGGCAACCCCTATGAGATGTTCTGGAATGATGTTGGAGACACCAGAGGATTTACTATTTTTGATACTGAAACTCTAGAGCACACACATGTAAACAATCCATATCGGATGTTCTATAACATCTATTATGAAGATACTGATTATCAAACTTTTGATGCCAGAGAATATGAGAACAAGATCGTAAAAGTTATTGTTCGTAAAAAATCAAACAGTAAGAAGTTTGAGAAGTTTGTTGATAAGTTGTATTCTGTTGGTGTTGCTGATCTCAAGACTGTAGAAAACTTTGAAGTTGGTGATCCTGAAGAGTTTGAAGCTTTTGAATCTGAAGACACACTTTCTATTTTGAATAGATATATCCAAGAAGCAGAAATCAATCTTGATAAGTCTGTTCTGCAGGATATTATGAGAACAACATATCAGGAGGCGTGTGAGTTAATTTAATGTTTATTCTAACTGTAGAGGGAAAGGAAGATAAGGGAGCGTATTCCGTAGTAAATGAAACGGGAGATAAGATTTTGTATCTCTTTGAAGAAGAGGATGACGCTACTCGATATGCTATGCAGTTAGAAGATGAGCATGGATATCCTGAAATGAATATTATCGAAGTAGAAGACGATATAATGCTTAAGACATGCCACATTCATGAGTGTGAGTATGCTATAATTTCTAAGAACGACATCGTAGTGCCGCCAGAGACTGAAGAGTATGATTTTATTTGAAAAAATTCGTTGGAAGAACTTTCTTTCTACGGGTAATCATTGTACTGAAGTCGAATTAAACAAGAATGGCAACACAATGATTATCGGCACCAATGGTGCTGGTAAGTCTACTATTCTTGATGCCCTTACATTCTCTCTTTTTGGTAAGGCATTTCGTAAAATCAACAAACCACAACTGATCAACACAACTAACGAGAAAGATTGTGTTGTAGAAGTTGAGTTTTCTATTAGTAATATTTCTTGGAAAGTCGTCCGTGGCATTAAACCTGCCATTTTCAAGATTTATCGTAATGGTGAAGAACTGAATCAAGACGCTGCAGCACTAGATCAGCAGAAATGGCTGGAGCAGAACGTCTTGAAGATGAATTATAAGTCTTTTACACAGATTGTTATCCTTGGAAGCAGCACATTTGTGCCCTTTATGCAGCTTTCAGCAGCAAATCGACGTGATGTTATCGAAGATTTGCTCGATATCAAGATTTTTTCGTCCATGAATACAGTAATTAAGAGCAAAATTAGTGCTCTTAAGGACGAAGTTAAGACTCTGACACTCAAAAAAGAGTCTCTGAGTGACAAAGTTGACATGCAAAGTCGCTTTATCGACGAGTTGGAGTCCCAAGGTAAGGAAAATATTGCCAAAAAGAAGGAAAAAGTCTCTGAACAGACAAAACTGATCAGTCTTTACAATAAAGAGGTGTCTTTGAACCAAGAAAAGGTGCAAAAACAACTTGTAGAGCAAGAAAAAGTGACTGGAGCTACCGAAAAACTCCGCAAAATGAGTGGGTTGAGGGGGAAAATCACTCAAAAAGCGTCTACGATCATGAAAGATCATAAGTTTTTTAACGAAAATACGGTTTGTCCCACCTGTACGCAGTCGATTGATGAGGATTTCCGCATAAATAAGATTAACGACGCTCAAAATGTAGCGAAAGAGTTGCAATCTGGTTTGCAAGAACTGGATGAGGCAATTAATGAAGAACAGGAGCGAGAGCGTCAATTTCTTGCCCTATCGAAGGAGATTTCTAAACTACAGAATGAGATTTCTCAAGACAATGTTCGGATTTCTGGATGTCAGCGACAAATCAGAAGTCTGGAATCGGAAGTTCAAGAGCTTACCGAGCAACTTGCAAACCGAAATACTGAACATGAGAAGCTAGAAACCTTCAAAGACAACTTAAGAACCACATTTGACGATTTAGCGTCGAGAAAGGACACGATCAACTACTACGATTTTTCGTATAGTCTACTTAAAGACGGTGGAGTCAAGACAAAGATCATCAAGAAGTATTTGCCGCTGATTAATCAGCAAGTGAACCGTTATCTGCAGATGATGGACTTCTATATTAACTTTACTCTCGATGAAGAGTTTAACGAAACCGTCCAGTCCCCGATACATGAGGACTTTTCCTATTCTTCTTTCAGCGAGGGAGAGAAGATGAGAATCGACTTAGCACTTTTGTTTACCTGGAGAGAAGTAGCAAGGATGAAAAACTCTGTCAACACTAACTTACTCATCATGGATGAAGTGTTTGACAGTTCTCTCGATGGATTTGGAACAGATGAGTTCCTTAAGATTATTAGATTTGTTATCAAGGATGCAAATATCTTTGTTATCTCTCACAAAGAGTCTTTGTTTGACAAATTCGAGAATGTAATTAAGTTTGAGAAAGTTAAAGGATTCTCAAGAATTGTGTAATTTAACTAAAACTTCATTAAGTTAGCATACGATGACTAGATAGTATAGAATTGGAGATAAGGTTATGAATTGAAATTTAATTCTATATTATTTGATATTGTAATAGGTAAAATTATGCACAATCTAATTTCACATAATCAGTTAGCGGGTTGGAAGCAAAGTATTGAACGTTTGACTCACACATTAGATCGTACACTAGAAGAATCTGATCTAATAAACGATTACTACGACTGTCTAATTGAATGTGATGGAGATCAGGCGACATGTAAACGAGTTTGTAGGAGCATTCTTTCATAACCAACTGTAGACACATAGGAAACTGTCACTGAGGGCCCTCACCGAAAGGTGGGGGTTTAGTATTATATGGGCATCAAAGGGAGATCACATGCCAGTTCAACAGGAAATCAAGTCTCAACTTGCTAAACTCCTTGCCACTGAAGATTTGGTGGTTGAGCACCGTAAAGTTGCCACTGCTCAGTTTGATGTTCATAAGCGTGTGTTGACACTTCCGATGTGGGAGAGTGCAAGCAATACTGTCTACGATCTTCTTGTAGGACATGAAGTCGGACATGCTCTCTTCACTCCTGACGAAGATCCACCGAAAGGTGTTCCTCACTCATTCATTAACATTGTTGAGGATGCTCGCATTGAGAAGTTGATGAAGCGTAAGTATCCTGGAATGAGTAAGACATTCTACAAAGGATATAGTGAGATGAATGATGATGATTTCTTCTCAATCATTGATGAAGATCTCAGTGCAATGAATCTTGCTGATCGAGTAAACCTTTATTTCAAGATTGGCAACTTCGTTGATATTGAGTTCAATGAAGAGGAGATGAATATTATTCGTCTGATTGCAGATTGTGAGACTTTTGAAGATGTTGGTGAAGCAGCAAAAGTTCTCTACAAATATTGTAAGAAAGAAGTTGAGAATGAAACTCAAAATATCGATGCCTCACAATCTGAGCAGCAATCGCAAGAAGAGCAGGAAGAACAGAGTTCTGAGTCTAAACCAGACGGTATGATGGAGGAAACCTCTGAAGAGGGTACAAATACTGACGATAGTATTGAAGAACCAGAGGTTCAAACTGCTGATGCATTGTCTGAAGCAATTGATCAGTTGGCTCAAAACTCTGATGGTATTGAGAACGTTTATGTTGAGATTCCGAAAGTAAATCTAGATACGATTATCGTCAGTAACGATATGGTTCATCAATACGTTGATCATATCTTTGATCGTCAAGAACGTGCTGGACTTGAAATGGATATGAAAATCTTTGAGGAGTGTGATAAAGAATACATTCAGTTCAAGCGCACGGCGCAGAAAGAAGTCAACTACCTGGTGAAAGAGTTTGAATGCAAGAAAGCTGCAGACTCGTATGCTCGTGCCACAACATCTCGCACTGGTGTTCTTGATTGCACTAAACTTCACACCTACAAGTACAATGAAGATCTTTTTCGCAAGGTAACAACTCTTGCAGACGGTAAGAACCACGGACTCGTGTTTTTGCTTGATTGGAGTGGTTCAATGCAATACACTCTTCTTGATACTTGTAAGCAGATGTTTAACCTTCTGTGGTTCTGTAAGAAAGTTGGAATTCCTTTTGACGTTTATGCTTTCACTAATGAATGGAGTGACGGAAATGAAGAGGGTTATTATCATGAAAGTGTAGATCATTATGAGAAGAAAGAAAACCTTCTCTGTGTTCCAAATGATTTCAACCTTCTCAACATTCTTACCAGCAAAGTATCTGCCAAAGATCTAGAGCACCAGATGATCAATATTTGGCGTCATGCTGCTGCTTTCTGCAGGATTTATCGCTGTTCTTATACTTGGGGTAGGAAGATGACTCTTTCGGGGACTCCTTTGAATGAAGCACTCGTATCTCTTCATCAGATTCTCCCTAAGTTTCAACGTGAAAATAAACTGCAGAAAGTTCAGTGTGTGGTTCTGACTGATGGTGAAGCATGTCCTCTCAGCCGTCACAAACTGATCAAGCGTTATTGGGAGAATGATGCTGAGTTCTTGGGACATGCACGTCACGATTATTGGAAGACTATTCTTCGTGATCGTAAGACTGGTAACATGTACAGTTTTGAGAATGGAGGTTTCAATGGTTTCTCTGACGTGATGTTGAATAATCTGAAGGATAATTTTCCTACAGTAAACTTCATTGGTATTCGTTTGCTTGCACCTCGCGATGCTAATGGGTTTATCAAGTTGTATAGTGATGAACGCAACGAAATCGAGAAACTGCAGACTGAGTGGAAGAAATCAAAGTCTTTTGTAATTCGCAACTCTGGATATGATGCATATTTTGGTATGTCTTGTGCTGCTCTCGCTCAAGATGTTGAGTTTGATGTTGATGAGGGTGCAACTAAATCTAAGATCAAGTCAGCATTCGTTAAAAGTTTGAAGACTAAGAAACTAAATAAAAAAGTATTGGGAGAGTTTATCTCTCTGGTGGCATGAACTGGAAAGAAATAGCACTACAGATGGAAACCGATCCTAAGGTTCGGAAGGTTCTCCTTGAAGGGCCGCGAAGTCTTGCTCAAGCGTGGATGTTGCAAGCAATGAAGTTCAAGTATGGACGATTTGCAAAGTGAACACCAGGGGGGCAGCGCCCCCCTTTTTTGTGTGTATAATAAGCAGGTAAACAACAAAGGCACATGGCACTCTCCAAAGAAAGCATCATCGATTGTCTCCGTGAATCCTATGGTGAGTCGGTGACTTCTGCCGAGATCAAGGCATTCTGTCAGATGAATGACTTCAACTATCAAACTATCACTAACAAACTGACTGATTTCAAAGTCGGACGTGGTAAGTGGAACCTTGAAGTAACTAAAGAAACAGTTCAAGAACTGGAAGTAACTTACAATGCTCCTGCAGCGATGCCTGCAGTTGAACAAAACCTTATTCCTCAGAAAGATGATTCCTTCGTCCGCTTTGGTAATTTCGCAGATATTAAAAAAGTTATTCAGTCCGGCGTATTCTACCCTACGTTCATCACGGGCTTGTCGGGCAATGGTAAAACGTTTTCTGTCGAGCAAGCGTGTGCCCAACTCGGACGCGAACTCATCCGTGTAAACATTACAATCGAAACCGATGAAGATGATCTTATTGGCGGTTTCCGCCTTGTTGATGGCAACACCGTCTGGCACAATGGCCCAGTCATTGAAGCACTCGAACGAGGAGCTGTTCTGCTCCTTGACGAGATCGACCTCGCTTCTAACAAAATTCTCTGTCTCCAATCTATCCTTGAGGGGAAAGGAGTTTTCCTTAAAAAAGTCGGACGATGGGTTTCTCCTGCAAGTGGATTCAACGTCATTGCCACAGCCAACACTAAGGGTAAGGGTTCAGACGACGGACGATTCATTGGAACTAACGTGCTCAACGAAGCCTTCCTAGAGCGTTTCCCTATCACTTTTGAACAGGAATATCCTACTGCTGCCATTGAAACCAAGATTCTGAACAAACTCTCTGATGATGCTGAGTTTTGTAAGCGTCTTGCTGATTGGGCAGACATTATCCGTAAAACCTTCTATGATGGCGGTATCGAAGAGATCATCAGCACTCGTCGTCTGGTTCACATTATCAAGGCATACAACATCTTTGGTGACAAGGCTAAGGCGATTAGTGTCTGTGTGAATCGTTTCGATGATGAAACTAAGCAAGCATTCCTTGAACTCTATGACAAGGTTGATGTTGATTTTGAAATGCCCGTTGACGAAACCACTATCTCTTGATATACTAAACTATGACTTCTTGGAGTTTTCTTTACGACGCTATGTCTGAACAACAAAATGAAGATGTTATTCTGTCGAGTAACATCAGTGAAGCATCGGAATCTGATTACATCGATTTCTGGGGAGGAATTGGTGCAGCAGACACAGTTCCTTTTGAACTGTATGGTGCAGGACAAGATACTATTTCCCTTGAAATTCCTGATCTTCCCGATACTCCTAAAAATGACAATGGTTTCTGGAAGTATCATGAGGATGTGATCCTCAAAGAGATTCGTGAATATCTGGGCGGAACTTATCGTTCACATTATGCTGCCCAGGACTCTAAAACTCAGACACTTGATCTGATTGAAGGTATTGGTGATGCAGAACCTTTCTGTCGTTCCAATGCTATCAAGTACCTTTCTCGCTTCGGTAAAAAGAATGGCAAGTCGAAGCAAGATATCTTGAAAGCAATTCACTATTGCATTCTTCTCTATCACTTCGCTGGCCTTTGTAATGAAAATACGCAACCCTATGAAACTTTCTGATTCTACTCTTTCTCTTCTCAAGAACTTTTCTTCTATCAATCAGTCGATTCTTTTCAAAGAGGGTAGCAAACTTCGCACTATCAGTGTGATGAAAAATATTCTCGCAGAAGCAACTGTTAATGAAGAGTTTGCTCGCGACTTTGGCATCTATGATCTCAACCAGTTCCTCAATGGTTTGAGTCTGCACCAAAAACCTGAACTTGACTTCGCTAATGATGGTTATGTGGTGATCCGAGAAGGACGTTCTCGCTCAAAGTATTTCTTTGCTGATCCTTCTGTCATTGTCACTCCTCCCGACAAAGAGATTACACTTCCTAGTGAAGATGTCTGCTTTGAACTCACCACCACTGTCCTTGAGAAACTTCTGAAGGCAGCGGCTGTCTATCAACTCCCTGATATCTCTGCTGTTGGTGAAGCAGGTGTTGTGAAGTTGGTTGTTCGTGATAAGAAGAACGACACATCTAACGCTCACGAAGAAGTTGTTGGTGAAACTGATGCCACCTTTAACTTCAACTTCAAGGTTGAGAACATCAAGATTCTTCCTGGAACTTATGAAGTTGTTGTGTCTCAGAAACTCCTGTCTCGATTCACCAGCAAGAATCACGATCTGACTTACTACATTGCACTGGAACCCGATTCCACTTTTGGTTGATTAAACCTTTTACATTATGCGTGATGAATTTCTGTGGGTGGAAAAATACCGCCCACGTAAAATTGAAGAGTGTATACTTCCTGACAATATCAAAAAAACGTTCCTTGACTTCCTAGATAAAGGAGAGGTGCCTAATCTTCTTCTTGCAGGCCCCGCAGGTTGTGGCAAGACGACGGTTGCAAAGGCGCTTTGTACTGAACTTGGGGTAGACTATTATGTCATCAATGGATCCGATGAGGGACGATTCCTTGATACTGTCCGAAATAATGCGAAGAATTTCGCTTCGACCGTCTCACTTGCGTCAACTGCAAAACACAAAGTCATCATCATTGATGAGGCAGATAACACAACCAATGATGTACAACTCCTCCTACGGGCGTTTATTGAGGAGTTTAGTGCAAACTGCAGATTCATCTTTACCTGCAACTACAAAAACAAAATCGTTGAACCACTCCACTCTCGATGTGCAGTCGTCGAGTTTGGAATCAAAGGAAAAGAGAAGCAGCAAATTGCTGCAGGATTCTTCAAACGTCTCCAAGAAATCTTGGGTGCAGAAGGTGTTGAATATGATAACAAGGTCCTGGTAGAATTAATCAACAAACATTTTCCTGATTGGCGTCGAGTTCTAAATGAAATACAGCGATACTCGTCGGGTGGAGCGATCGACGCTGGAATCCTGGCAACGTTTTCAGATGTTAAAGTTAACAACCTTATCTCAAACCTTAAACAAAAGAACTTCCCTGAAGTTCGGAAGTGGGTGGTGGATAATCTGGACAATGATTCTGGTGTACTTATGCGTCGTATTTACGATGCTCTTTATACATCCTTGGCAAACTCTAGTATTCCTGCTGCTGTGCTTATCATTGCTAAGTATCAGTATCAGATTGCCTTCGTTGCGGATCAAGAAATAAACTTGCTGGCTTGTCTGACTGAGATTATGGTGGAGTGTGAATTCAAATGACAGAGCAGGAATTAGAACGAGAAAGATGTGTTGATGACGACTATGAAGTTGTCAATAATTACTATCGTGCTAAATATTGGCACCCAAATATTCCATTCTATCTACAAGATGAGAATGGAGATACTTATGAGTTTGGGTGGAAATTAATTTATGAGTATATCGCTAACTTAAATGATACTGACTGAGAGTGATGCGGTTTATGCCGCAGATAAATTTATTAATTATTATACTCAGTTCAATCGTATTGATGATTATCTAAGGCACATCAAAGAAGATAGAGGTGAGAACAGATCAGGATATCTTCCTGGTTTTGGTGCAGACTCAGACATGTTTGACAAGTTTGACATGCACCCTAATGACATGAATTTTGAAGTTCATGTTGTTGATACTGATGCAAAAAGTCGTTCAAAGTATAATCAGTGGCTCTATTCAGAGACGCTGAATTTGACTGCATCTAATCCTATTGAAGAAGCAATTCCTGGTAGGACACATAAATGGATTGTAGTTGAAACAAACACAGACAAGGTTGTTGGTGTTGTGAGGTTTGGTTCACCCACAATCAATAGTAAACCTCGCAATAATTACTTTGGTGAAGTCAAGTCTCTTGGTGATATTAATGCTCATTTCGTTATGGGTTTCAATATCGTTCCTACTCAACCTTTCGGATACAATTATCTCGGTGGTAAGTTGCTTGCACTTCTAGCATCATCAAAAGAACTGAAGCAACAGTTTGATGAGAAGTATGGAACAGATCTTAAATACTTTGAGACTACATCTCTCTATGGAACCACTAAGGGTGTGTCAATGTATGATGGACTCAAACCGTTCCTAAGGCATATTGGAGATACTGAGAGTAAGTTCTTACCACTGTTTCATGATGATGTGTTTAGAGACTTCTTCTGGTGGTTCAACGAACGTAACGGTGGAGAGCGTTTGATTTCTGCTGATAAGTCCTCAAAGAAACTGAAGATTCAAGTCAAGATGATTTCTATCATCAAGAACTCTTTGAAGGATGATGACAAACTAAAGCAGTTCAACGATTGCATTGATCATGCAATGTCTCTTACAGAAAAGAAAAGATATTATCTTGGAGACTTCCGTCACACTTCTGAAGAAGTAATCACCTGGTGGAAGAAGAAAGCATCCAAGCGTTTTGAAAAACTTAAGTCTGAAGACAGAGTAAGAACTGAACTTGAGATTTGGGGATCTACAGAAAATATGGAGATCATTAGATAATGGAACTCAAAGATTGGTTGAACTCTATCAACTTTACAAAAGAAGATTTGTCTGAGGACATGAAGTCCTACCCACCATATATCGTCAATCGTTGCTTATCTGGACATATTGATTGTGTATTGTTCGCTAATGAGATGAACAAGAATCACTTTCTTGATAAAGATATGCAATATAAATTTTATCTAAATAGTCTGAGGAAAAAGAAGAGATTTTCTCCCTGGCTCCGTAAGGATAAAGTCACGGATCTCGAAAGTGTCAAACAATACTATGGTTATAGTAATGAGAAGGCATGTCAAGCTCTGAAAATCCTGACACAAGAACAGATTAACTTTATTAAAAAACGACTTGACGTTGGAGGAACAAAATGAGTAATACTGTGGAACCTCAGTATCACTGGACTCAGGATCAGATGATCGAAGTCCTACTTAATGAACCAGATGATTTCCTAAAGGTAAGAGAGACACTGACAAGAATTGGAGTTGCTTCTAGGAAAGAGAAGAAACTTTATCAGTCTTGTCACATTCTTCATAAGCAGGGCAAGTATTATATTGTCCACTTTAAGGAATTGTTTGCTCTGGATGGAAAGCACGCCAATCTTTCTATCAATGATGTTCAGCGCCGCAATCGTATTGTCCGTCTGCTTTCGGACTGGGGATTGATCTCTATCGTCGATGAAGATACGGTTCTTGACATCGCCCCTCTGAACCAAATCAAAGTTCTTTCTTACAAGGACAAGGGTGAGTGGATTCTTGAGCAGAAATATAATATTGGTAAGAAAGGCAAAGAGAATGCTCAACAAACTGAATAAAATCAAGGGAGGTTGACACCTCCTTTTTTTGTGCTATATTAACTAAGTAACCTCCCACAACCACCTCTTGGTTAGTGGTTTTCGTATTTACACCGAGGTAAATTGTGACTGTTAAAAGAAGTGATGGGACTACTGTACCCTTCCTACCGATTAAAGAAAGTGGAGACATCAATGCATATTGGATGCCATATGATGAATACGCTAATCTTCCTGAAGTATTTTGTCAACGTAATACTGAAGGTCGTTTAAGTAAAGCAATAAAACATCTTGCTAAACTTCTCCCTGAACATTGTGTTGTTTTTGTTGCAAAACTGACTGAAAAGGATGAACTTTTTGGAAAGAAATATCCTGCTGGATATCTTTGGAGAATCGATTCTAATACTAGGGCGCTGAACTGGGAACGAGGTGGATCTGATTGTATTCCTAAAGATTTGCTAGTAATTGAGTATTCTTTTCCTTCATGCGAAAGAATTCGTGAATCTTATAACACTTTTGATTCTCCTGATAGTGTAGAAAGAAATCAGGAAAAACTTTATGGAATTCTGCAAGGAATGTATCGATACACTCCGCAGAATGATAAAATGATCAAAGGACAAATTCTTTGTGCTCTGAACAAAGCATGTCATTTTTATTTTCCTGATACCTGGAATCAGCAAAATATTAGAACATCTGAGCTTCCTGGCCAGGTTGGTGCTTTCTTGGAGGAAATTAAAAAATTTGATGAAATCTGCACTAAGACTTCTCACTGGGATCAAGCACTTGTTTGTGCTGCTCTTATGGCACTTAAGAAATATGGAACTGATAATGATACTCTAAACGAGGCTCTTGGTTTCATTAATGATCGTGCTGCTGGATCTCGTAGAGGAAAAGATTGGGACGGAGTTACACATATCATTCATGAATGGGAAACGGGAAAAAGATTCCCAGACAAACAAACTAATTGGCACAGATCCAATGGTTTAGATTACACAGTTCCTTTTGCACTCTATTGGATTGATAAGTATGTGAAAGGTGAAACTGGAATTACATGTGGAAATAATTATAAGACGACTGCCGTAAAATATAAAGATCAAACAGTGTCTTCACTTAATCGTTTGCTTGGAATATCGTAAAACCGAATAAAAATGAGCGGGTTTCAACACCCCCTTTTTTGTGCTTAGTTGTATAATTAGTATGTACGCCGGAAGGGTACACACAACACACTCTCGCTTAAATAAGGAGAAGTCAAATGACAAACTTAATGAAGTTTAATGCTGCCGATTTGGATCAGTTGATGGATAAAATCACCCGTAATTCTATCGGGATTGATGACTATCTGAACAACGTCTTCCATACCCAAACACAAAGCAACTATCCCCCATATAATGTTGTACAATTAAACAATACAGAGACTAAACTTGAGATTGCTCTGGCTGGATTTACAAAAGATGAAATCAAAGTTTATACAGAGTATGGTAAACTCACAGTCAAAGGGGAGAAAGAAGCAACCACCGAGGAGGGACAATACCTTCATAAAGGACTTGCTCATAGGAACTTTGAAAGATCATGGACACTTGCTGAGGGAACGGAAGTTACTGATGTGACTTTTGAAAATGGACTTCTCAGTGTGCTTGTGAAGAAGATTGTTCCTGAACACCATGCTCGTAAGGATTATCTCTAAATAAAACTGAATATCGTCGTCGCAGACGGAGGGGCAACTGGCCAAATCCAGTTGACGCCCCTCTTTTTTATTGCTAAACTACTAGGAGGTACACACTAAAGATGACTGTAAAACTTTTGCTGCTGAAGTCCGGTGAGGACGTGATCGCTGATGTAAGTGAGATGGCAGTGGGTGAAGATGCCGACAAGAAAGTCCTTGGATATTTTCTTGATAAACCCTGTGTTGTCAAGATTCTGAATGCTGAGCAGCAGGAAGAAGGAGATAAGAAGGCAGCGTTTAATGTTTCAATGTATCCCTGGTGCCCCCTTGCTGAAGATAGTGTTATCCCTCTTCCTGTAGACTGGGTGGTAACAATCGTTGAACCTAAACAAAAACTCAAAGAAATGTATTTGGAGGATGTAGTCGGAAATGGACAAACTAGTGAAGGTGATTCTGCTGACGAGCAATCAGAGACTGATCAGTGAAATCGAAGAGGTAGGTGCTGAGATTGGTGAACCTGATTGCAAGTTGATCAATCCCATGGAAATTTGTGAGGGTAATATGCTTGCTCCATGGATGATGGATCACACGATGCAAGACACTTTTATGATTAGTTCGGACAAGATCATCACACTTGCTGATCCTATGCCAACATTGCTTGAAAAATACTTAGAACAGACTAAATGAAATTTTACACCAACGTTCAGCTGATCGGTAATCAGTTTTTGGTTCGTGGAGTTGAAGACGGAAAGAGATTTGAGATTCGGGATAGTGAATTCTGTCCCACTCTTTTCGTCAAAAGTAAAAGAGAAACCAAGTACAAAACGCTGGATGGTGAGAGTGTAGAACCTATTCAACCTGGACAGGTTCGTGACTGTCGTGAGTTCTATAAAAAGTATCAAGATGTAGATGGTTTTGCCATCTATGGTAATGATCGGTACATCTATCAATACATCTCTGAGAAGTATCCTCAGGATGAAGTCAAGTTTGACATCAGTAAGATTAAACTGGTGACACTTGATATTGAGACAACTGCTGAGCAAGGATTTCCTGATGTTGAATCTGCTCAGGAACAGATCCTGGCGATTACTATTCAAGATTACACCTCCAAGCAGATTATCACCTGGGGCGTAAAACCATTCATCAACAAACAAAAGAATGTTACTTATCATCATTGTGTTGATGAGCACAGTCTTCTGAATAGTTTTATCAATCACTGGATGCAGGATGTACCTGATGTCATCACAGGTTGGAACATTCAACTGTTCGATATTCCATACATCTGTAAGCGTCTCAACAGGGTGCTTGGAGAGAAGTTGATGAAACGTTTCTCACCGTGGGGACTGGTGAGTGAAAGTGAAATGTATATTCAGGGACGTAAGCACATCATCTTTGATGTTGGTGGCGTTACTCAACTGGATTATCTTGATCTGTATAAGAAGTTTACTTATAAGGCACAGGAATCATATCGTCTGGATTATATTGCCAGTGTAGAACTTGGACAGAAGAAACTTGATCACTCCGAATACGATACATTCAAGGACTTCTACACAAACGGATGGCAGAAGTTTATTGAATACAACATCGTTGACGTAGAACTGGTTGACAGGTTGGAAGATAAGATGAAACTTATCGAACTTGCCCTGACGATGGCTTATGATGCTAAGGTGAATTATAACGATGTGTTCTATCAAGTCCGGATGTGGGACAACATCATTTATAACTATCTAAAGAAGAGGGATATTGTTATTCCTCAAAAACGCCAGACGGACAAGAACGAAAAGTACGCAGGTGCTTATGTCAAGGAACCGATTCCGGGAAAGTATGATTGGGTTGTCAGTTTTGATCTCAACAGCCTTTATCCTCATCTTATTATGCAGTATAACATCTCCCCAGAGACGCTCTTGGATGAGAGACATCCCACAGTTACCGTTGATAAAATACTTAATGAAGAGATAAATTTTGAACTCTACAAGGACAATGCGATTTGTGCTAACGGTGCAATGTATCGCAAAGATGTTCGTGGGTTCTTACCTGAGTTGATGGAGAAGATGTATGGAGATCGTGTTGTCTTCAAAAAGCGAATGCTCAAAGCCAAGCAAGAGTATGAGAAGACGCCTACTAAAGCACTTGAAAAAGAAATCGCCCGATGTAACAACATTCAAATGGCGAAGAAGATTTCTCTTAACTCTGCTTATGGTGCTATTGGCAATCAATATTTCCGCTATTACAAACTAGAGAACGCAGAAGCAATTACTTTGTCGGGACAAGTTTCAATCCGTTGGATTGAACAGAAGATGAATGAATATCTAAATAATCTGTTAAAAACAGAGAAAGAGGATTACGTAATTGCATCCGACACAGACTCAATTTATCTTAATCTTGGACCTGTTGTTGATAAATTTCTTGCTAATCGCTCTAGCGACAAAGCAAAGGTTGTGGAGTTACTTGATATGGTTTGTCGTGACAAACTGGAACCGTACATCGACGAATGTTATAGCAACCTCGCGACGTATGTATCGGCGTATGATCAGAAGATGCAGATGAAGCGTGAGAATATTGCTGATCGTGGTATCTGGACTGCGAAGAAGCGATATATTCTCAACGTGTGGGATAGTGAAGGTGTTCGCTACGAAGAACCTAAACTGAAGGTGATGGGTATTGAATCTGTCAAATCATCCACGCCGGCTCCTTGTCGCCAGATGTTGAAAGATGCATTCAAAATTTTGATGACTGGTTCTGAAGATGAGATGATTAAGTTCATCGACTCTAAACGTGATGAGTTTAAGAAGTTGCCACCTGAGGAAGTGTCTTTCCCCAGATCTGTGTCTGACGTGGTAAAATATAAATCCCACGCAAGCATCTACACTAAAGGAACTCCTATTCACGCTAGAGGCGCACTACTCTACAATCACTACATCAAAGAGAAAAAACTTGATGCCAAGTATTCTCTTATTCAGAACGGCGAGAAAATCAAGTTCTGTTATTTGAAAAAACCAAATCACATTCATGAGAATGTCATCTCATTCATTCAAGATTTTCCTAGGGAATTGAATCTTGACAAGTACGTTGATTACGACTTACAATTTGAAAAGTCATTCCTTGAACCTCTAAAAGCCATCCTTGATGCTATTGGATGGAGTGTTGAAAAAACTGTAAACCTGGAACTATTTTTTGGCTGATGGATCTTCCTATCGATGATAAAGAACTCGCTACTATTGTGAGTGCATTGAGACTGGGTGGTGATGCCGCTCTGTATCAAAAATTGAATACTATTAAAAATATTCGTGAGGAAAACCCAGGTGGCCCTTACAAAAAGATCGCTCGTGAACAATTTGGATTTGTACTGTAATGGATTTTCTTAAAGAGATTGTAAAAGAGATTGGAGATGACTACACAAAACTCGCATCTGATATTGACGATACTGAACAATATGTGGATACGGGTTCTTACATTTTTAACGGACTTGTTTCAGGGAGTATATTTGGTGGTGTATCTGGGAATAAGATTACTGCCATTGCTGGGGAGTCTAGCACTGGAAAAACTTTCTTCTCGCTTGCAGTTGTCAAGAACTTCCTGGATTCTAATCCTGATGGGTATTGCTTATATTTTGACACTGAAGCCGCTGTTAACAAATCTCTTCTCGCAGATAGGGGTTTAGATCTCAATCGTGTTGCTGTTGTCAATGTTGTTACAATTGAGGAGTTCCGTAGCAAAGCACTTAAGGCAGTTGATCTATACTTAAAAAAACCTGTAGACGAACGCAAACCCTGTATGTTTGTGTTAGACTCTTTGGGGATGCTTTCCACAGAGAAGGAGATTACAGACGTTCTGAACGACAAGCAAGTTCGTGACATGACTAAATCACAACTTGTCAAAGGTGCTTTTAGGATGCTGACTCTGAAACTGGGACAAGCAAACATTCCTATGATCGTTACCAACCACACTTACGATGTCATTGGCGCATATGTTCCTACAAAGGAAATGGGAGGAGGCAGTGGACTCAAGTATGCTGCTTCTACAATCATCTATCTCAGCAAGAAGAAAGAAAAAGATGGAACAGAAATCGTTGGAAACCTTATCAAGGCAAAGACTGCTAAGTCGCGTTTGAGTAAGGAGAATAAGGATGTTACTGTTCGTCTTTATTACGATAATCGCGGTTTGGATCGCTATTATGGTTTGCTTGAACTGGGCGAACTTGGTGGACTTTGGAAGAATGTGGCTGGACGCTATGAAATAGATGGTAAGAAAGTCTATGCAAAGGCAATTTACAAAGATCCAGAACAATACTTCACCCCAGAGGTGATGGAAAAATTAGACGAGATTGCAAAACAGGAGTTTAGTTATGGACAATGTTGAGTTTCTAATTCTTAGAAACCTACTTCATAATGAGGAATATGTCCGTAAGGTAATTCCATTTATCAAAGCAGATTATTTTGTAAACCGTAGCGAAAAGATTGTCTATGAAGAGATTCTTAAATTTGTAGAGCAATATAATAAACCAGTCACCAAAGAGATTCTCTGTATTGAAACGGAGAAGCGTCAGGATATTACTGATAGTGATTATAAAGAAATTAAACAACTTATTTCTTCATTAGAAGAAGCACCTACAGAGTTTGATTGGTTGGTATCTACCACTGAAAAGTGGTGCCGCGATCGTGCCATCTACTTGGCTTTGATGGATTCTATTGCCATTGCTGATGGTGATAGTAAAGATAAGAGTAGAGATGCTATTCCAAGTATTCTCTCTGATGCTCTTGCAGTGTCATTTGACACTCATGTGGGACATGATTATCTTCAGGATTATGAGGCACGTTATGAGTCCTATCACAAGAAAGAAGACAAAACCGAATTCGACTTGGAGTATTTCAACAAGATTACGAAAGGTGGTTTGCCTAACAAGACGCTTAATATTGCTCTCGCTGGCACTGGCGTCGGTAAGAGTTTGTTTATGTGCCATGTCGCTGCTTCGGCACTCCTTAACGGAAAAAATGTGCTATACATCACGCTTGAAATGGCTGAAGAAAAGATTGCAGAGCGAATTGATGCAAACCTTCTCAATGTACCCATTCAGGAGATAGCAGATCTTCCTAAGATGATGTATGAGAGTAAGGTGACAAAACTCTCAGAAAAGACTCAAGGCACCCTAATTATTAAGGAGTATCCTACTGCTTCAGCACATGCAGGACATTTCCGTGGTTTGCTTAATGAACTCGCTATTAAGAAATCATTTCGTCCTGACATTATTTTCATTGATTACCTTAATATATGTGCTTCCTCTAGGTATCGCGGAAACCTTTCTGTCAATTCATATAGTTATATCAAAGCTATTGCTGAAGAACTTAGAGGACTCGCTGTCGAAGCGAACGTACCTATCGTATCTGCCACCCAGACTACCCGTTCTGGTTATGGTAGCTCTGATGTTGAGCTTACTGATACTAGTGAGTCCTTTGGCCTCCCTGCTACTGCTGATTTTATGTTTGCCCTTATTAGTACTGAAGAGCTCGAAGAATTGGGACAGATTATGGTAAAGCAGTTGAAGAACCGATATAACGATCCGACTGTTTACAAGCGTTTCATTGTTGGTATTGATCGTGCCAAGATGCGACTCTATGATTGTGAGCAGACTGCTCAGACTGATATGGTTGACAGTGGGCAGGAAGAGGAGTATACTTACGATGACAAACCTAAAAAATCATTTGATGGTTTCAAATTCTAATGTATTCTGTATTTGATCCAACTGGCAAAAAGATCGCTGATTGTGGATCATTGAGAGACGCAACCAACTTAGTTGGAATGCGTGGTGAAGGACATTACTACCAATATAAACCAGTTTATCAAACTGTAGATATTAAACCTGCTCAAGATCAACTTCCTACAACGGATATCGTCGTAAATATGGACGGTGGTGTTGGTGGTTCTTGGTTTGAAGTCGCAGGACAAACACTGCAAATGCAACAATCTGAATTACCTGAAGTAGATTTATGAACAACTACACTGAATTTGTAAAGCAAACCACCAGTGCTCCTAGTCTTGATTACGCTGTTATGGCAACTCGTTTTGCTGAACTGGAAGCAAACGGAACTAACACAACTCAACTTCTTACTGCTGCCCTTGGACTGACTGCAGAAGCAGGTGAGTTTACTGAGGTTGTGAAAAAAATTGTCTTTCAAGGTAAACCCTACAATGAGGACAATGTGTTCCACATGAAGCGTGAACTGGGTGACATCTGTTGGTATCTTGCTCAAGCATTCATGGCACTGGATACCAATTTTGAAGAGATTCTTGATATGAATATTGAGAAACTCTCTGCTCGATATCCTGAGGGAACTTTCGACGAATACTATTCTGAAAATCGTAAGGAGGGTGATCTATGATTAAACTTGAAATGGAATCCCGTGAAGCAGCAGCACTTGCACATGCTTTGTTTCTTCACACCAAAGATGACTCTGAGTTTTTTGCATCTGAACGTGTGCAACTGATCAGGGGAGTTCTTCATAGACTTTATAAAGAAATTGATGTAGATTTTGAACAACGACAAGAGGCATTAAAGAATGAAACTACTGACACTTGAGGATTATCAAAAGGCTGGAGAAACGTTTTGGCCTAAGTATTGGTATGTGGCAAAAGAACTTGGCGAAGATGCAAAACCAGAACAAGTTCTCAAAGTTATGGAAGCAGTCGGTGGACTTGCACTTAAACTCGCACTAGACAAAAAGGAAGGCCCCTTTGGATTCAACAAATCAAATGACGGAACAGAAGAAACCAACATTGGCAGCAACGTTGGGCCCGAATAATACTATCGAAAAGAACATTCCAGAAGATGTTGTCTGGATTGATGATGTCTTTTACATTAAAAAGACACGTTTTGGATTGTATACTAGCATCCTTAAAGAACCACTTGGAGCACACTTTCTCACAGGTGGCACATATGAAGGAGTGGAAACTATGTCGCGTTGGCATCTAATGCAACTACAAGAAGGAACACTTCAAGATCATAGTCGTATTATTAATTCTGGTGTTGTTGGAGGAAAACTCTAAATACCTAAAAAAATAATGCCTAAATTTAAAACCTATAAAGAAGATTCTCCTAGGGATAAAGATTATTATGATCTCCCTTCTAGTGTCAACAACAAAGGTTTTTTATATGAAGAGTACATTTTTGAATTATTGAAAGAGCAAAATTTAGTGCCATCTGGATTTTATCCAGCAGGTTCAGATGACACTGCTCCTGATTGTAAGTTTATCTGGAAAGGTAAAGAATATAATCTTGAAATTAAACTTAATGAAAAAGCAGATTTTGGGCAGAGTGGATTAAAGTATAATATCTCTACAAAGAAATGGTACTTGGATGGTAAGAACAATACTTATCATCGAACCATGAGAAAAAATTTAGAAAAATTTGGAGTCCCATCTTTTGTGCAAAAAGAATGGGGCTCTTTTGGTGTTCCTAGACTTTTTGAAAGAGCAAGTAATAGAGAAAAAATGACTTGGGATGATAAAGATCATGACTATCAAACTTTCAAAGACGCTTATATCCCCATAGATAATAGAACTTTTTTTAAATTTTATAATTCAAAAAATGTATACTATATTCAAATCGGTGGAGGGTATGGGACTTACTACTTGGGGAAAGATCCTGCTAACTTAAAGGGATTTACTGATATTATAAAATTTGATGGAACAATTAAATTAAGAATCAGAAAAAAAGGTTCTACAATATCTCCCAACTATCGATTTAGCACTGCTTTGATGATTGATAGTAATCCCACAAAATCACAATTTGACATTTCACAAAGCGACTCCATAGAATATTTGGTTTCAAATCTTTCTAAATAACATATAAGGATCAATAATATAGATGAAAAGTTTCTTTCAGTTCCTTGGTGAAGCAGAAACACAAGCAGCATCACAGGCGAAAAAACTTGGTTTGAAAGGCGACGGACATGGTGGCTGGGTAAACCGTGCTGGAGAGTTTGTCGCTAAAACCGTTGACGGTAAGTTAAAGTTTTTTGATAAGAATCAAAAACCTGGTAAGGATCCAGATCAAACTCCTAATACTAAAAAGGTAGAACCCAAACTTAAAACCAAAACAATGTCTGTGGACAAATCTCCACAGAAAGCACCAAAGAAAGGTGGAAAGGAAGGAGACGAAGAAGTAATCGGATCTGATACTTTGACTCTCGCTTTCGGTAGATTTAATCCTCCTACTGTTGGGCATGAAAAACTTTTACAGATGGCAAAGAAAGTTGCCGCTAATGGTACTTTAAGGATTTATCCTTCTAGGACTCAAGACAAGAAGAAGAATCCTCTTGATCCTGATATTAAAGTATCTTACATGAGAAAAATGTTCCCTGATTTTGAGGAGAACATTATTAATGATAGTGAGATGAGATCTATCTTTAATGTTCTGCAGAGTGCAGATAGAGATTTCAAAAATATCAATATCATTGTAGGTTCGGATCGTCAAGCAGAATTTGAAAACCTGTCAAATAAGTACAATGGTGAACTTTATAACTTCGATGAGATTAGAGTGATATCTGCTGGTGCAAGAGATGCAGATGCTGAAGGAATCGAAGGAATGTCTGCTTCTAAGATGCGTAAAGCAGTTGTAGATGGAGATATGGAATCCTTTAAAAAAGGACTTCCAAAGATTGTTACAGATTCTGAGGCACAGTCACTCTTCGATGCTGTTGCTGATGGAATGAAAATTAAGAAGAAACAGAAAGTCGCTGCTGAGATGTGGGAGATTGCTCCTAAGTATGATGCTAAAGGACTTAGAGAGCAATATGTAAATGGACTCATCTATAAGATTGGCGATATTGTAGAAAATTTGAACACAGGATTGATTGGTGAGATTGTCCGTAGAGGAACCAATCATCTTATTTGTGTCACTAAAGAAAATATCATGTTCAAGTCTTGGATTCGTGATGTTATGGAGTATACTGAAGTTAAAATGGATCGTCGTATGAGAGTTCCTGGTAAACCTAACACTCTGGATGGCACTGGTGGTTATCTCAAGAATGCTATGGCGGCAACTGGCACCTCTACTATTAAGAATTTCATAAATAAGTACAAAGCTAAAAAGTAGTAGATAGCCATGTCTAATGGAATCGGTAAGAATCCTTTGAATGATATTTCAAAGGTATACTTAGAAATGCGTGAGTCTTATAAGATTGAACCTCCTAAGGAGAGATTGAAGACTGATCGCAATATGTTCAATATTCCTAAGGACGAACAAGAGGCAGCTAGAGAGCGTCTTAAGGCAAAGGCTGCTGCTAAGCGTGCTGAGCGTGCTAAGATGAAAGAAGCACTTGATCCTGTTGGCAAGGAAGATGGTGATGTCAATAATGATGGTAAGAAAGATAGCACCGATTCTTATCTGTTGAAGCGTCGTAAGGCAATCGCCAAAGCGATGAAGACTCGCAAAGAAGAATTAGAGACTACTGAGATTGAAATCACAGAAGAAATGGTGGCAAGTAATGCTGCTCATTACTTCTATGAAGAGGGTATTAATGAAGAGGGTGTAGAAATATTCATTGAAGAACTTGGACTCGAAGAGTTTGTATCTTTTGTAGAGGATCTGTCTTCTGACTTGCTTACTGAAGCGAGAGCGGCAAGAAGAGCACGTAAAGGTGCAAAATCATATGATCAAGTAAAGGCAGAGATTGATGCCAAAGAGGCTTCCAAGAAAAAAGCATCTCCCGCAAAGGTTCAGACTGCTACAGCAACTGCTAAAAAGCAACAACCTAAGAAGAGAGGTGCGTTAGATAGCATTGCAAGAACGGTTCTTAAGGGGATGGATCGTCATAAAGCGGCAATGGCAAGAGCTAAGAGTGATATTCAAACCACCAAAAAGATTGCTTCAAAGGTTGGTAAAGGTGCAAGGGAATTTGGTAAAGGATTTGCTTCTGGTGTAAAAACTGCAGGTACAACTGCAAAGGTTGCAAAGAAAGCAATGGAAGAGTACTCTGATTGGAGATCTGATCTCGTAGAAGCAGATCTTATTGAAGTTATGGATGAGGACGAAGCAGAAAAACCCATCAAAGAAAAGAAGGTAAATAATAAAGTAAAGATCAACCCTAAACTTGGTGAAGCCATTGAAGAGATTGGTGGAACTTTGCTTGAGGAAGTTGAGATTGATGAACTTGATATCATCATTGAGAGTGTATATGATGAACTGATTGAAGAAGGATACTCTGAGGATGATGTTGAGGATGCGATTGAGTTTGCTCTGACTGAACAACTTAATGAGGTAAGTGATCGTTATTATGATTCTGCAGTAAAAGCATCAAAGGATGCTGCTGCCAAGAAAAAAAGAGAAGAGATGATGAAGAGAGCGAAAGGACGCCTCAGATTCATGAAGAGAAAGGCTGGTGAAGCATCTGCCAAACTGAGAGGAAAGGCTGCTGGTGCTGCTGTTGCTGCTACCATGGCGGGTGGTATTGCTAAAGATCAGGCAAGAAGAACTGGTAGAGCAGTTAAGCAGGCAGTAACAAGTGCTCCTGGAAAAGCGAAGAGAAGCATTAAGGATAGAATTAAGAAAGCAGCACTTGGTGTTGCTAAGCGCATGAGCGAGGAAAAGCAGGATCTTCAAGAACTTCCTATTGTCCCCATGGCTGCTGGTGCCGCTGCTTTAGGTGGTGCTGCCATGGCGATTAATAAAGCGATGAAATCTGCAAATACTCATAGCGATAAGTCAGTTGGAAAACCAACAATCCAGGGTGCTGCTTCTGGTATGAGAAATAAAAATGCTAAACTGCAAAAAGCGTTAGATCTGCTGAAGCAATCTCATGAGCCTGAGGGTGATGTTATCGATGAGAAGTTTGGCATGGCAGCAGACACTTCTAAACCTCAGTCTCCAAGGCCAACAAAAATGCCTAAGAGCAGAGAAAGAAACATCGGGAAGCATGACGACTGGAAGGATAAGCATCCTGACAAGAGAGATTTCGGTGAAAGGCCTTCCAAAGGACAGAAACTGAAGTCCAGAGCATCCGCTGTTGTCCAGTCCCAGAGACGCACCGACAAGGAAGTTGGTGTCAGAGAGCAGAGCGAACTTGAGGAAGGCAAGAAAAAAATGCCTTACGTCAAGATGTTCCGCAAGGCAGGTAACCTTGGACGTGACGGAAGTCCTGAAGCAATGGAGCGTTCTAAGAAAATCACTGGTGTGATGAACAAGAATGCTGAAAGAGTTGCTGCTCACCGCGAAAGAGATGATGCTGCCAAGGATGCTAAAGCAGCAAGAAAGGCAAAAATGAAAGAAGAATTATCCATTGATCAGCAGATGAAGATCTCTCGTGATGCAGCAAAGGATAGAAATCCTAATCCTGATCACAAGGCAATTCGTGGTAAGATGTTGAAGAAACCTCTTCCTAAGGACACTAGAACAGATGCTCAGAAAATGACTGATGCAACTGGCCCCCGTCCTGGTTCCCGTTACAGAGGTGACTGATGCCTTTAGATCTGAAGAAAGACGATATGGGGGATGTCATTAAGGACTTTTATAAGTCCAAGGCACCCCAATTCAAAGGTAAGTCTAAGAAAAAAAGAAGGGAGATGGCCATCGCTGCCAAGTTAAGTGCAGAGCGTGGCCCTCTTCCCGAAGAGGATAATCCTCGTATTCCTAGAAAGAAGGGACAACCTGCTAATTCTAAGAAACATTCTGATCTTTACACTGATGAGAATCCTAAGGGAACTATTCATGGTTTAGGATTTAAAGATGTTGCTACTGCGAAAGCATCAGTCTCTAAGATTCGCAATTCATCTAGATCTCATGCTCATAAGATCCAGGCAGCAGTTGCTATGGAACAAAGAGCAAGAGAGATGGGTAAGACTTCAGAAGCAGCAGTCTTCAGAAAATATATTAATGCGATGAAAAAGAAGACTAAGAAGATGAATGAGGGGTGGAGTGACAAGTATAAGAAGTCAATTGATTGTAATAACCCCAAAGGATTCTCACAGAGAGCACATTGTCAGGGTAAAAAGAAGAAAGTAGACGAAACTGCTTACTACAAAACTGACAAGTATAATAAAAAGGTTGCAGACGCAGAAAAGCGTAACAAGGAAAAAGACAAACGAATGAAGTTTGGTAAGTTTTATGATAAAGCAAAGGAAGCAAGAGATCGTTTACGTCCTGGTGAAGTAAAACGTTACGATAAGAAGTTAGGAAGGTACGTTTCTAATAAAGAGTGACGATATATAGTGTGTAGAACTGAGGTTCATCATGCTCGCATTTTTACTTCCTTTAGCTTCAAAAATTATCAAAGATGCCGTCGCCAAGATTCCAGAAAATGAGGAACTCGGTGAGAAGATGGTTGAGATCTGTCTTATTATTCTTGCTAAGGCAGTTAAGTTAACCAAGACTGATATGGATGATCAACTGCTTGAAGTTGTCACTAAGGCAATTGAAGCGAGAGAAGAATGAATTTATAAATATCTCTATGCAATTAAAACTATCGGACGCAAGACATGGCACTCTGGGGCAATAACGATAATATTACCACAACCGGAATTGTCACCGTTAACTACTCTACCAGAGAAGTGACAGGTTTCAATGCAGGATTTGGTGAAAGTGGAAAGATTCAGGCTGGAGATATTATCCGCATTGGATCCCTGACAAAACCAGGAACATATTATGGCGATGCTGTAGTTGTCAGTATTGCTAGCACTTCTTCCTTGACTATCGCATCTACAGCAGGACTTAGTGGAGCTGCTATCGCTGGCACCTCTTACGTTGCTACTCAATATCCCAAGTGGGCTGTTGATGGACACAACAGTGAGAGAAACACTGCATACTCTTCACAGAACTATGGTGTCGCTGCCGCAGGTGCTAATGACGCAAGTGGTACAGTATACGAGACTGGTGTAGGTTGGGTTGGTGTTACAACTTACACTGACAATGCTGGCAACCTTAGAGTCAAGAAAGAGATTCTTTGTGCAATGTCTGGTATTACCACAGGAAACGCTCCTAGTTATCCTAATATTGAAGCCGCTAACTGATAAAGGATGTTATTTCATGAATTGAATTCGGAGAACTTTCTCCTCTTTGCCATTAAAAATTATGAAAATCCTCAGGCAGTAACGAGAGAAGACTTTGATAAAGATCTAAATCATTTTAAGTATATTAAACGGTTGCTTAAAAGGTATAAGTCAACTGGTGAGTTGAAGACACATCTTCTTCTCAATCACTTTATTGTACTTTATAATATTTTTGGTGAAGCAACAACACCGATGTTGTTTTTTAAAATTGATGAGCAAGATTTGTGGAGTTGTCTAAAAACATTTGTGATATTTTTAGATAAACTTCCAGATTATCCTCACACATATATTCATGATTTGGATATAGATGATAATTGTTTAAGAGAACTTATTTCTTTTCACAATGAGCAGTAAATCAGTCGATAAGTTTCTACATCTTTTTAGAGAAATGATGGGAGCAGGAGCTATGGGTGCTCCTACTAACAATGTTGGTAGTGGAAATATCGCTGGTACTGCTGAGGCTGGAGACGATCCACCGGTAAGAAAGAAGAAAAGAAAACCCACACCTGTAGGTAGATACGGCACTCGCAGAACTTGGCGTCAAAATGGCGGAGCAAATTAAGGTTGCAGTTCTAGAAGAAAGACTTCAAAACTTTGAGGCAGTAGTCTCTAAGTTAGATTCTGCAATTGAAAAAATTGCTGAGGTAAATAATAATGTGTCAAGGATGCTTGCCGTCCATGAAGAAAGAATCACAAAACAAGAAGAGATCGACTCGGTATTGTTTGATAAGATCGACAAACTCCGTGATAAAATGGACAGCGATCATGACAACGTTACTAAACGATTATCTTTATTGGAACGAAAACTTTGGGTTGGTATCGGAGCATTGGGAGCAATATTAGTATTGACAAACCCACAAGCGATCAAAGTTCTTAAACCCTTGTTATCCTCTGCTGAAAGTGCTATAGTAGCACCAGCAGTTGCCTTCGTGAATGGATCACATTGATTCTAAGTATATCGGGATTATTTCTCCACGCTTAGAGAAGTTCAAGAGAGTAAAGGCAAACCTTTACAACTTCCGTTGTCCCATCTGTGGCGACTCGAAGAAGAATAAAAACAAAACACGGGGTTATATTTACTCTGTGAAAGCGAATACAAACTTCAAGTGTCACAACTGTGGTGCTTCAATGTCGTTTAATAATTTTTTGAAGCATGTAGATCCTCCGACTCATAAGCAATACTCATTAGAGAAATTCAAAGAAGGACACTCAGGTGGTAGGAATTTTGTTGTTGAAGAACCTGACTTTAAGTTTGAGGCACCAAAATTCAAAAAGAGTCTGAAACTTCCAAAGGCATCGGAAAATCCTAAAGCATCTGGATATTTGACTGCAAGGAAACTTGATACCTCTCAGTTTTACTACGCAAAGAAGTTTAAAAAGTTTGTAAATACACTCAAACCAACCTTTGATGATACTCGCTATGATGAGGAGAGAATCATCATTCCAATCTATTACAACAAAAATTTGATTGGACTTCAGGGAAGATCCATAGATCCTAACCCTGTTAAATATATCACTGTGATGCTTGATGATGACGCACCAAAAATCTATGGACTGGATAACATCAGAACAGATGCTCCAGTCTACGTTACAGAAGGGCCTTTCGACAGCACGTTCCTTCGCAACGCGATTGCAATGTGCGGTGCTGACGCTGATGTTAGTAAGTGGGGGATTAGCAATCCTGTGTGGATCTATGATAACGAACCACGCAACAGAGAGATCGTCAATCGAATCAGTAAAACAATCGATAGTGGCGACTCCGTAGTTATTTTTCCATCATCTATGGATGAGAAAGATATCAACGATATGATAATCGCTGGACATGATGTTCAGAAGATTGTAGAATGTAACACGTACAGTGGCTTGGAAGCAAAACTTAAATTCAACACCTGGAAGAAAATATGAGTAACGGTATTAAGGTTAAAAAACGAGACGGTAGAATTGAGTCTCTTGATTTGGATAAAATGCATCTGATGGTTGATGAAGCAACCAAAGGACTTGCAGGTGTTTCAGCCAGTCAGGTTGAGATGAAGTCTGGTATTCAGTTCTATGATGGCATCACCACTGAAGAAATTCAGGAAATTCTGATTCGTGCTGCTTCTGATCTGATTGATTTGGATCACCCCAACTATCAGTTTGTCGCTGCCAGATTGCTTCTGTTCTCGCTTAGGAAGCAACTCTATGGCAAGATGAGAGAACTGCCTCATCTTGAGGCACATATCATGGATTGCACTGCAAAAGAAGTGTATGACAAAGATATTTTTATTAAATATTCTAAGGAAGAAATTGCGAAAGCAAATTCTTATATTGATCATACCCGTGACTTTCTGTTTACATATGCTGGACTGCGCCAGGTAGCAGACAAGTATCTGGTTCAGGATCGCAGTACTGGTGGAGTGTATGAAACTCCTCAGTTCATGTATATGATGATTGCTCTGACTATTTTTGCAGAGTATCCCAAAGACACTAGGATGTCTTACGTCAAGAGGTATTATGACGCAATCTCAAAGCACAAAATCAACATTCCCACACCTATCATGGCAGGAGTGCGAACTCCACTTCGACAATTTGCTAGCTGTGTGCTTGTTGATGTTGATGACACCCTCGATTCTATCTTTACTTCTGATATGGCAATTGGCCGGTACGTTGCACAAAGGGCGGGAATCGGTATCAACGCAGGCAGAATCCGTGGCATCAACAGTAAAATCCGAGGTGGAGAAGTTCAACACACAGGTGTTGTACCATTCCTTAAAAAGTTTGAATCGACTGTCAGATGCTGTACACAGAATGGAATTCGTGGTGGCTCAGCAACTGTCCACTTCCCAATCTGGCACCAAGAAATCGAAGACATCATCGTCCTGAAGAATAACAAAGGCACAGAGGACAACCGCGTAAGGAAACTTGACTATTCCATCCAGATTTCAAAACTTTTCTACGAACGTTTCATCGCTGATGGAGAGATTAGCCTCTTCTCACCGCATGACGTACCAGGTTTATATGACGCTTTTGGTACTGATAGGTTCGATGATCTATATGTTAGTTTTGAACGAAATGAGTTTATTCCAAGAAAGACTATCGGGGCACAGAAACTGATCCTTGATCTTCTGAAGGAGCGTGCAGAGACTGGACGCCTCTATATCATGAACATTGATCACTGTAACTCCCATTCCTCCTTTAAAGATAAGGTTGAGATGTCTAATCTCTGCCAAGAAATCACTCTTCCAACCTATCCTCTGAATCATATTGACGATGAGTTTGGTGAGATTGCACTTTGCATTCTGTCTGCTATCAACGTTGGTAAAGTCAAGTCTGATGAAGAACTTGAGAATCTTTGTGATCTTTCTGTTCGTGGACTGGAAGAACTGATTGACTATCAGAAGTACCCTGTAAAGGCGGCAGAAATCGCTACAAGGGCGCGTAGATCGCTTGGTATTGGATTCATTGGTTTAGCGCATTATTTGGCGAAATTGGGTTATAATTATGGATCTCAAGAGGCATGGGATGCAGTCCATGGACTTGCTGAGTCCTTCCAGTATTACCTTCTGAAGGCGTCTAATCAACTTGCCAAGGAAAAGGGACACTGCGAATACTTTGGGCGTACTAAGTATGCAGATGGTATTCTTCCTATCGATACTTACAAGAAAGATGTTGATGAAATTTCTAGTCAAGAATTAGCACATGATTGGGAAAGTCTTAGAGAGTCTATCTCCACCCACGGATTACGGCACTCAACATTGTCTGCTCAGATGCCATCGGAGAGCAGTTCCGTTGTGTCAAACGCAACAAATGGAATCGAACCACCTAGAGACTATTTGTCCGTTAAGAAGAGCAAGAAGGGCCCGCTTAAACAGATCGTACCGTCTTACGCGACTCTTAAAAATAATTACACCCTTTTGTGGGATATGCCTAACAATAGGGGTTATATTAATGTTGTTGCTGTGATGCAGAAATTCTTTGATCAAGCAATTTCTGGTAACTGGAGTTATAATCCAGAGCATTATCCTGATAATGAAGTCCCAGTGTCCGTCATGGCACAAGACTTTTTGACTACATATAAGTACGGTTGGAAAACCTCTTACTATCAGAATACAAATGATCTTAAGTCTGATGAAGTAGAGGACGACAAAGAAAAACTGAATAGTATCATCCAAGAATTAGAACAAGCCGAGGAGGGAGAGTGTGAATCCTGTGCAGTTTAAGGTTTCATCCGTAGACGACAAGAAGACAGAAGTCAAAGGGATGACTGTCTTCAATACAGAACAAGTAGATACCAAAAAGCAACCGATGTTTTTTGGAAAACCTCTGGGAGTCCAGAGGTATGATTCCTATAAGTATCCAGTTTTTGATAAACTGACTACACAACAACTTGGATACTTTTGGCGTCCTGAAGAAGTATCTCTGCAGAAAGATCGCGGAGATTATCAAACTCTTCGTCCAGAGCAAAAGCACATCTATACTTCTAATCTGAAGTATCAGATTATGCTTGACTCTATTCAGGGTAGAGGGCCTGGAATGGCATTCATTCCTTACTGCTCTCTTCCTGAGTTGGAAGCATGTATGGAAGTCTGGGGATTCATGGAAATGATCCACAGTCGCTCCTACACTTACATCATCAAGAACGTCTATGCGGATCCCTCAGAGGTATTCGATAAGATTGTCACCGACAAGCGTATTCTGGAGCGTGCTAGCAGCGTTACAGAGGCATATGATGACTTTATCAACGGTGCCCAGAACTGGGGCAACGGACAGATGTGGAAGGAAGATTTCAGAGATTCACCTACCGCACAATGGGAGATCAAAGATGTCAAGCGTAGACTCTACAGAGCAGTCGCAAACGTTAACATTCTTGAAGGTATTCGGTTCTACGTTAGTTTTGCTTGTAGTTTCGCCTTTGGTGAACTTAAGCTTATGGAAGGATCAGCTAAAGTCATCTCTCTTATCGCAAGAGACGAAAACCAACACCTAGCAATCACTCAGAATATTCTGAACAAGTGGAGAGCAGGTGATGATCCTGAAATGAAGCAGATCATGAAGGAAGAGGAGGAGTGGACGTACAAGATGTTTGATCGTGCTGTCAACGAAGAGAAGCGTTGGGCAGACTATCTGTTCAAGGATGGTTCAATGATCGGACTGAATGACAAACTTCTTCAGCAGTACGTTGAATGGATTGCAAACCGTCGTCTGAAAGCAATCGGACTCAAACCGCAGTATGATATTGCTGCATCGGCTAACCCACTGCCCTGGACACAGCACTGGATCTCCTCTAAGGGACTCCAAGTTGCCCCTCAGGAGACTGAAGTTGAGTCCTATGTGGTTGGTGGCATTAAGCAGGATGTGAAAAAGGACACATTCAGTGGTTTCCAACTCTGATTGCTGCTATACATAAGGGGAGTAACATCCCCTTATATGCCACGTAATCAAATTACTGTTGCAGAGATCAAAACAAAAGTAGAGAAAATTAAAAATGAACTCTACTGGGAAGAAGGAAAGTATGGAGAAGAAGCAAGAGGTTTAGCACATAAATATGTCAACATGGTGCTAGACGCTATTGATGAGTATCGAATGTGATTATGAAAACCCATGGTATTTTGAGGGAACCCCTTTTTTATCTGAGAATATTGACGATAACTTCGGTTTTGTCTATCTCATTACAAATCTCTCAAACAATCGCCAGTACATCGGCAGGAAATACTTTTGGCAGTTTAGAACTCCAAGAGGTAAAAAACGAAAAGTAAAATCTGAATCTGATTGGAAAAAGTATTATGGTTCTTGTCCAGAACTTAAGGAAGACATTATCAAATTCGGCAAGCAAAATTTTAGCAGATCTATTATCAGTCTTCATAAGACGAAGGGCAAAACTAATTTTGAAGAAACCAGACAACTCTTCATCAACGGAGTCCTCACCGAATCCCTTGACACAGGAGAACCCAAATACTATAATAGCAACATCCTCAGCAGATACTTCCGAAAAGATTATTATGGAGACGGATGTGGTGATGCAAGCTCGTGATTGGGCTATCAAACGTATTGAAGAGATGGCAACAACCGAATCAGTAGATCAAATCTACGATAGACTTGCGATGATGGATGAATGGTACGAATGGTTCGATCTTGACAAAATGGATGGAATGGACTATATTGTACTCGAAGACACAACTCAGAATTCTGAGTCAGAGATCTGAGTCTTCTTTCTGGGTACGTAGCATAATGGATAATGCCCCCGCCTTCTAAGCGGTAGATTGTAGGTTCGAGTCCTACCGTACCTGCTAGGCATTAAGAGAGTCCCACCACCACTCCTCTCTTATGTAAGTCCTTATCGCGGGATTAGTTCAGTGGTAGAACGTCAGCCTTCCAAGCTGAATGTCGTCGGTTCGAGTCCGATATCCCGCTTAACGGATTGGCGACATCCGTGCTCACATTTCCGAGATAAAAAAGAATCGGAGCAACAACCCATGTGAGAGAGGGGTGGGATCCCCCTTGGTGCTACCGCTGCTGACGAGTAGCGGTTATTCTTAATCCTCTATAGCTCAGTTGGTAGAGCAGGTGACTGTTAATCACCCTGTCCCTGGTTCGAGTCCAGGTGGAGGAGTACGGGAGTTTGGCGCAGCGGTAGCGCATCTGCTTTACACGCAGCTGGTCACTGGTTCGATCCCAGTAACTCCCATTCCCTCTAAGAGGTTTATGAAAAATGATTACCGTAAGATGCAAAGAATGTGGAAAGGAATTGACTTCCACTAGTAAGGTACAATTCTGTGGTTGTCCCAACCAAGTAAGAGTTGTGGACAATAAAGTTGGTGCTGTTGACTTAGAGAAAGTTGTAATGGTATCCAACAACGTAGAGAATAAGATTAATAGTCATTTCTCTAGAACAGAACTTCTCTACCAAGAGGAGAGACGTAGACGCAAGGTTCGTAGACTGGATTTTGAAGTCAAATAGGAAGAGTGGTCGAGTGGTTTATGGCACTGGTCTTGAAAACCAGCGAGGGTGCAAGTCCTCCGTGGGTTCAAATCCCAC